GGACTTGACATGTATCTGTACCGCCAACAGTATGTGAGCGGCTATGCGTGGCAGCGCGAGGATGAGAAGAATCAGGCAGAGGTCGAACTGTTTGATGGTATGGTGAATCTTCTTGGGATCACCCCCGCTGCTCATTCTTCTCACATGTTCGCCGAGGTGTGTGTGGCGTACTGGCGCAAGGCCAATGCCATTCACAAGTGGTTCTGCGATCTTGATGGTGGCAAGGATGAGTGCCAGAAGATTCCCGTGAGTGTGGAGCAGTTGCGTGAGTTGCGTAATCTGTGTGATCAGGTTCTCTTGCAGCCTGCGGTGGCATCTGAGATTCTTCCTACTCAGTCTGGATTCTTCTTCGGTTCCTATGACTATGACGAGTGGTACATGGATGACATGAAGAATACCATCACCATGATTGATGAGATTCTGAAGGATGTTCCCTTGGATGCAAACCCTTGGGACTATTCATTCTACTACCAAGCCTCTTGGTAACAACTTCATAACGGTGGGGGGAAAGTCTTGACAAGTACCCCCACCACCCTGTAAAATACAACCAACAACAACAAAGAAAGTGGGTAACAATGTCCGTCATCGTTCGTACTGAGAAGTGGGGCGACACCATCAAGGCTGTCGTGCGTACTGACAAGGGCACGTTTATTGGGGCCACCAATCAGACTGCCGCCGTTCCGTTCCAGATTGTGGGGAAGAAGTAATGAAGATCAGCATCGGTGACACGTTCACTACCAAGAAGTCCAAGGTCACGGGCATTGTCAAGGATATTGTGGACAATCCCAACGGTCATGCTCGCATCCTGCTGGATGTGAACGGGGTAGACAGGTGGACTACCGTCTAAAACTGTGATACAATCACAGAACAACTACATAGAGACTTGATGGGGATGGCGAAAGAGTAAACGCGACTCTATAAAATGAGTATAAAGTGGTGGTGCAAGTCCACCTCTCCATCATACACTTGAGGATATGCGACCCGTAGGAAAAAGTCAAAAGGATACCATTCAGCAAATCGCCTACATCGACTCGCTTCCTCATTTGGGTGGTTCCCCAAAGGATACAAATATTCATGCGCCATCCATCAAACAGGTTAGGTGAAGGAAGGGAATAAACCTAACCGCTCTGCGCTCTTGGTGTAACGGTAGCACAGCGGATTCCAAACCCGCTAGGTCTGAGTTCGAATCTTGGGGAGCGTGCGTAAGGTTCTGTAGAGCAGCGGAGTGCTCGCTACCCTGTCACGGTAGAGGTCGTGGGTTCGAATCCCATCAGAATCGCCCCAGTCTACTACGCTGCAAAAAGAGGGTAGACAGATCATGATACTTGCAGGTATTCGATGATCTAAGGCCACAGACTGTAACGCAGAAGTGGTATGCATTGGGAAGTGCATTTAGTGTAGGGGTTGGATGAATCCAACTGAAAACAGATCACCTACATTTTCCCCTAGTCGTCCCCCTAGGTTGAGCATACCCCCACCCACCCATGCTCCCTAGGGGGGCTCTTTTTTGTGAGGGAAAATCCCGGCACGCCAAAACTAATTTGTCAAATGTTTACGATGTGATTAAGGACACACCCAAATCTGTCCGATATTTCCCTATTTATCTATTGACAAGTGTCAGACCTATCCCATATCATTTACCTACCAACAACAACGAAAGGTAACACACATGGCACATATGCTTGAGCAGTACGGGGATATGGCTTCCTTTGCATCCCTCCGCGAGCCTGCGTGGCACGGTCTTGGCACTGTCCTTGACTCTGAGGTCACGACTGCGGAAATGCTTTCGGTCGCTCATCTGGCTGGCTGGAATGTGCGTCTGGAGGACATTGATCTCCCAGGACGTTCGTCCAAGAACTACTTCGCAACTGTTCGCACCAATCCGTTTGACGGTGGCGACGACGTTCTTGGCATTGTGGGAGAGCGTTACAACGTTCTTCAGAATGAGGATCTGTTTGCCTTTGGCGACAACATCCTTGACGGTGCTCGCTGGGAGACTGCTGGCAGCATCAAGAATGGCACGGTCGTGTTCGGTTCTCTTGCTCTTGAGCGTGAGTCCATCATCGACCCTAACGGTGTCAGCGACAAGGTGAACACCTACCTTCTGGTTCATACCTCGCACGACGGCTCGCTTGCTATTCAGGCTAGCATCACGCCTGTGCGTGTTGTCTGCCAGAATACTCTCAACATGGCTGTGGGTGCTCGTGGCAAGGGTGCCAAGCAGTCCTTCCGTATCCGTCACACTCAGACGGTGCAGGGTAAGGTTCAGGCTGCTCGTGAGGCTCTTGGCCTTGCTCACAAGTACATGGACGAGTTCGACAAGCAGGCTGCTGCTCTGTTTGCTCAGTCTGTCGATGGTGACAAGTTCTTCGATATCATCAAGGCTGCATACCCTCAGCCTGATGCAGACACCAAGGGTGCTATGACCAAGTGGCAGAACAAGGTAGACACCCTGTTCGATATCTACAATGGTCCGACTGAGGTTGGCATCAAGGGTACTGCGTGGGGCGTGTACAATGCTCTGACTGAGCGTATCGACTGGTTCCGCAATCCTCGTGGAGGTAATGCAGAAACTGTCCTTGCTGCTGCTAGCGGTTTCGATGCTGCGACTAACGCAGAGAAGAATCGCCTTCTTGGCATCGTGAAGGAACTTGCCTTCGCGTAGGCCAACCTATAGATGGGGATATCCCCCATCACATCCTGAGCATGATGTAAAACTGCTCAAAAACCCTTTATTTGCAACGGTTTTTCCAGGCTGCCGGGGCGCTCTTTTATATAAAAATAAAACTAAAACTCATTTACGATGCATTAAGAACATCCCCAAAAAATCCCCAAAATCCGCTTGACAAACACTTGCCCATAGCATAGGATTCATGTATGAAACTTCTACGAAAGGTGAGCAAGATGGATGCTTATGTTCCTGTCCGTACCCCCGCAGATGTGTCGCGTGAGGATCTTATCAAGTCTTGTGAGGACATGTCCAATCACAATGTTGCTCTGACTAATAAGATTGCTTCTTTGACTGATGAGATCAAGGAACTGCAACTCAAGATTGCCAATGTTGAGGGTGTCATTTGGGATCACATTTCTACATATGGCAAACTTGACAATGATGATGTGAAGTGTATTGCTGAGTGTCTTGGTATGAAGATGACTAAGACTGTTGATCTTTCCTATACCGTCACCTTTGTGGGCACGGTTGAGATCCCCATTGACGTTGATGTTGATGACATTGACTGGGAAGATGAAGTTTCTTTTGGTTTTGATAACAACGGCGAGCACGACATTGATCTGGTTGAGGATAGTGTTGATGTAGATGCAAGGGAGATGTTCTAGTGTCTACTTTCTTAGATGCTAGGGAAATCTCTTTGTACCGTTCCCCCTCAGGGCTAGTGCATGTGGGGGCATGGTTTGGTGAGACTATTTGTAGTGCTTGGCATGGTAATCCTGGCTGGAGGCGTGAGGGCTTGACTTCCCTGCGACAATTGGGTAGGATGAGCCGCAGGCCAAATTCCAACAACATGTGCAAGCGTTGTGCTAAAACCTATAAGGATGTGAGTGAGTAATGCCAATCTATTCTGGTTATATTGAGTGTGGCAATGGCGAGGCAGACTATGAGTTTAGGTCTGACGAGATTCTGGATGCTATGGGACAGTTGCGGTGGCTGCTGGATACTGGTACACTTCAGATCATTGACAATGCCCCGCAGGATGAGGAGAACTACTAATGGCAATGTATCACTATATTGTAGGATATGACAGCGACAAGGACAGGTGGTTTGTGGAGGATGATCTTATTGCATACCTCCCTGATGGCAACGTGTTCTACCCTGATCGTGCTGAGTCTGCTGATTGGGGATGGAATGGTTGGCATCTTCCTGACGAGGGCACAATGGATGAGCACATTGACTACAAGTGCCATACCATGCTAGGATATCTCGCTCCTATCTGGCCCTCCCCTGTTGTGAATGGAGAACTGTGAATGCACGTTTATGGTGCTCGCGGTCCATTGAGCAATACCCCGCAGTTGGGAGAGTATGAGGTTGTTTTAGCGTGGGAAGCAAAAGCCGCTATCGCAGCAGCAGAACAGCAAGCAAAGGCAACCCCTCCCCCACTCCCTCCTTCAGTTGGTATTCCTGAGAAGCGATGGTTCAGATAATCATCTTAGTTTGACTTATGATATAATTATGTCGAAAGGACGTAACTATGGATAAAAGTCAAACACACAGGTTTTGGGATCGTGTAAACAAAACTGAAGGCTGCTGGATATGGACTGGCAGCAAGACAGTTGCTGGCTATGGAGTAGTCTACCTTGGTGGATATGCACAGGGTAAGGAAATAAAGATGTATGCACATAGATACTCATTTGAGTTAGAGAATGGATATCTACCAGAGGTTGTAATGCATATCTGTGATAATCCTATTTGTGTTAGGCCATCTCACCTTGCCCCAGGAAATTGGGATACCAACAACAAAGACATGATCGCCAAGGGTAGACATGGGCATCAAAAGAGAGTAGAATGTCGCCAAGGGCATCCTTATGTAGATGGGAGTTATTATCAGTATGGAAACACACGACATTGCAAACGATGTATCGCAGACAGAAAACTATCAACTAAGTCTATTTGATTACTCAGAATCCAAGTGGAGATACTACAATGAACAATCTTCCTGAGCGTATCAATGCTATCAAGGCTATCACCTATGATACTCAGCACTACCTCGCTGATGTTGCCCTCCAGAATGATGTGGAAGAAGATGAGGTAACTACTGAAATGCTTGTTGATTGGCTTGAGGATTGGTTGTATGAGGACTTTGTGCATATTGATGGTGTCATTCTCCAAGATGAGAATGGAGATGTGCTGTGACCAAGTTATATGCCTATGAGATTGAGGCATTGGGGGGTAGGTGGTGGGAGATCTATGATGACAATGATGATGTAGAACAGCAATACATCTCTACCGTCGAACCTGACGACTTTGGCGCTTGGCTTGCAAATGCTCGCACTCTAGGCTATGATGTGTATATCAACACCTATGAGTCGTGGGAGGCAATGGATGAATTCCTGTCAGACGATATCAGTCATTAGACATAACAAGCATGTCGATCCTAAGAAGAACGACAAGAGACAAGATTATTGCATTACCCACGCCAAGTGGAAGTGCGACGGTACACCTAAGAAGGGAAAGTCATGAGTAAGTATCTTATTTCATGGGAAGATTCAGTATGGTACAACCTACAGATTGAAGCAGACTCATCTGAGCAAGCCCTTGAAAAGTTTGCCACAGGCGACTATAATGACTTCATTGAATGCGTGGGTAATGAGATGATTCCAGACACTATTGAGGTTGAGCAAATCTAAAGACTTCCCAACAGGAAGATATATCTAACTAAGGAGAAACAAATGGCAAAGGCAAAGATCAAGACGTACCCCTACCTTGAGAAGTGGGATACGCGCTACGGCACGCAGGAGCGTGTGGTTATTCGTGACGAGTTTGGCAAGTTTGTTGATTCTGTCAATCTTACCTCGCTGCGTAAGGCTCCTAAGGTTGCCACGCGATAATCATCCAGAATAGGAACACATGTTCCTTAGGATGGAACTGGGGGGCAGGGGTGCACTTGACTTCTCTGCCCCCCTTCCACTATAATCGGAGGTATGATGCTACACACTATGGAGAAGGCTGCACAGCGTATCCTTGATACCGTTTCAGATATGCGCTACACTATGGCAGACATGGATCATCTAGGCTTTCACCTTGTGAACCTTGCACCGTTGGGGGTACGCGATCAGTTGGTCATCATGTCAGAGTCAATCATCGAACACAACAACACACTACCAGGAGTATCAGATGGACAGTACGCCCTTTTCTGATAGGGTCAGGATTCTTGCAGACTTCTACGCTTCAGTCATAGATGAGGAGGAGGAGCAGAGCGATTTTGTGCAGGGTAATGCTGATGTTCTTTGGGTATGCCTTTGCAGCAATATTGGATGGATTACCATCAATGACTCCTTCTCTGCAAATGTAGACTACGCATGGACTAACTTCTGCAACTATCTAAATGTAGACGAGAACTCATACTATGAGTCATTCAATGAAATGGTGAACAATGAATAAGGGGAGCGATATTGTGACAACAATTATTGGTGGCACAATTTGTTTGATTGTTGTGTTTGGAATTCTAGTTCTTATCCTCTGAAAGGGGGCCGGAATTTAAACAAAACAATAAAAAGTATTACGAACCCCTTTACGAATTCACCAGAATTTCACCAAAAAAGGATTACGAAGAACCTTAAAAAATCACGGGACTTCTAGTATAATGGGCTATCAAATCTAAGGGAATGATTATATATGACATGTATTGTAGGTATCTCTAATGGAGATAATGTATATATAGGAGGAGATAGAGGTATATCTAATAATGATAATATTCTTTCTCTATGCCGCCCAAAGGTTGTAAAGAATGGGGAGTATATCATTGGATATGCAGGAAGTCAAGGGGTAGGACAATTATCACATATCATGGCTGCCCCCATTTTAGGCAAGGATGTAGAAAAGACATTACGAACCACCTTTATTAAATCACTCAAAAATATTATTGAGGAGTTTGGTCCAAGCAATCTTTCTGAATCTGAAAGTCATACAGATTTTTTGGTGGGATGTAAAGGTAGATTGTTTGAGATTACCACTAATGATTGGTCTGTATCTGAATTGGAATATTCAGCGGTAGGCAGTGGTTCAAACATAGCCTTAGGTTCTCTATATACTACATCTCTATATGATCTACCCCTATCTGAGCGGGTACAAATAGCATTAGATTCTGCTATCACATTATCCCCTACATGTCAAGGTCCTATAGATATCCTCTATATATAGAGATATATAAAATTACCCCATGTCATTACGATTTGGGGGATTTTTTGCATGAATTGGTATGTTTTATTGTGTTTTATGAGGGAAAAATGATTGTTTATTTAGTTTCTTTCTTCCACAATACTCCATTTCCAACCACTTTAACCCATTTCTTTTCATCCCAAATATCACAGTAACATTCATAACACCAAATCAATGGTTCTCCAATGCCTATACAAGACAATTTGAGCCATTCTGAGAGGTTTTAAGGCATGAATAATGCAAAGACAACCATGACAATGAAAAACATAATTGCTGTTTTAAGATCTATGTACATGTATGTATTCCTTTATGTTTATATATAGAGAGGGTGGATTCTTTAACTGCCCCGCGAAAATTTCAATTCCCATTGATACACGACATTTTTATTGTCTCCAGATATGAGTAGGAATTCCTGATTTTTGTGCCAGTTCTGCACACATGGTGGCACCCTTGGAATTGTCTTTAATAAATGCTAGACATACGTCTGCTCCTGCATCAACCATTTTCTTATTACGAATGTATCCAGCACGCTTGCCAATTGTCCAGTCTGCTTCATGTACTTCTACAGAGAATCCTAAATGTTTTGCGTATACCCCCGCAATATAGTCAGCACCCTTTGCACCACCATGAACCACCACAACACCATAAGGACGACCTTGCACAAGCCATGCCTCACGAATAGCCTGTGCTATTGTCACTTTGTCAGTCCATGTTCTAGAACCAGTAATAAGTATTCTCATTAATTCCCTCCGTAAATCGCTTCCCACGTTCCCTTTGTTCTAGCATTATCGTTATATCCTTTTCTATAGGCTTTTGTTGACTCGTCCTTGCGTACCGCCGCGATTAGATCACAGCAACATGCCCAAGGATAACGATCCCATCTTTGGGGATTTTGTGTAGGACAAAGCGGGTCGTGGGTCATGGATTATCTCGCAGGGCACGCACGGAAGTAACAACTGGACACGGCCAAGTAAATGAGAACTCGTCGTAGGCGGCATCAGCACAACCACGGCAGTAGGTGTCTTCACCATTCTGGATCGGTGAATGAACTTCCTCTACCGCTTCGATGCACTTAGCGAGCATGTCCTCACGCACCTTGGCGATCAGGTCACACAGGCAGTCTGCGCCGCACATCCAGCAATAAGTCGCGTCGGGCACGGCCAAATTTTCGGTATCTCGTGAGTGCTGCTGGTTCTCGCCGTGAATACACGGCGTTGACCATTCGCACAGCGGGTCGTGTATCATGCTAACTCCTTTAACTTGTCAATGGCTGCATTCCAACCATCATGATAACCTTCTTCATATGTCTTACTTCCCTTACCCTTTTCCTTGTAGTGATCCTTGACATTAGCAATGATATTGCAATAAGCGCAATTCTTTGCATCAATCAATTGTGGATTAGGAGTTGGGCATAGTCCATCGTGACCTTTCATTTCTGACTCACCCCCCAAATATCTTCAAATTCAAAACAATCACAAAGCCAAGACTTACATTCAGGACCACCAAGACCTGAATAAGGACACTGATTTTTAGCCAAGCACAGCATGTAATGTGTTTGCCACTTTATATCTTCGTGACATGTACACGAAACACATTTGTTTGTATTTGCACTAATAAGAAAACATCCACGCTCATCAGCATTGTTGCATGGACAACCTTCTATATGCCTTACGGCACCATTATTTTCCGATGTACTCATGGCTGAATGTCCACCTTTCCGAATTGATTTCCCATCGTGTATTACCTGCACCATCTTTACGTTTCATGTGATTCTTACTAGTAGGCTTCCACAGAGGGCTGCTATCCCTGTACCCGCCGAGTCTGGGATGAGCAGTCTTGGCGAAATAACGCTTTCCGTTATCCACATAATGTTGTGCAACAGCCTCTGAAATCTTTGGACCAAAGCCAAAGCCTTGATAGTCAGGGTGAACAACAAGTCTGTGACCACGGTAAGCATTCTTATAATTACCGTTGGGCGCTGTGATGCATGAATTGAACGCAACTAGTTGTCCTTCCCAGATCCCAACATAACAATGTGCTGATCTGTTGATGTTTCCTGTGAGGTAGTGATACTTAGAGAAGTAGCCCCAAAGGGAGTAGTCGCACGGATAAATTGTGAGATCCATTTGAGGTCGCCTTTGCCACTCCTTAGAAGTAGTCCAAGCACCCTTATCAGTATCTATAACCCAGTCAGGTTGAAGAAAATCCAAAACATCCCTGTGACAAGTAGCCAGAACAATACCAGATATATTGTTCTTTCTAACGTATCTTGCCAATGCTGTTGACGCTGCCATAGCGACATTGCGATCAACAACACTAGTAAACTCGTCAATAACAGCATTATTCTTAATACTCCTTGCTAGATCAGCACGGAACTTCTGTCCTGTGCTAAGAACATCGTATGGCTTTACCCATTCTGGAATACTCATTAGCCCTGCCGCCGCTAGACGCTCGCTAGCATCCTCCGCAGAATCAAAATGAGAGGCAATGGAGGCCATATTATTCCATTGGGGTGTGCAGACAGTACCAAAATTTTTAAGCATCGTAGACTTGCCTGTGCCGCTTGCACCAACAATTACGCCAATGCCCCAATTCAAGGGAAGATCAGCAGGAACCTCATATGGATAAAACTTTTCAGTCCCATCGGAGGCATAGTCAAATGGAAGAATAAGCCTAGATGTAATCTCATCCATCTCAACCATAGAGATAGAAGGCTTGTCCTTACGCTGAAGCGGAATCCATTGCGTCATGTCTCTCCTAAATGAGTTCGTTGCGACCAATATTACCGCAAAAAATCTTTACTGTCAAGAGGGGTTTACGATGCTATTCACAAGCGCATCTACATGAACCTTGTTTAAAGATGGTACACCCTTAAAATAATCCTGTATTACGATAGCAATGTTGTTTCGCTCATCTTGTCTAATGTTCTTGTAATCAGAACAGGTAGTGCAATAGTCATAGTGCCAACCATCTGGAATAAGCGTGGGGCACAGTGGATCTGGATTCTTATGTGTCATGCATCAATTATAGTGCATGAAATATGTTTGGTCAATAAATAGAAAGAGGCGACAGATTTCTCTGCCGCCCCTCACTATAAACTATTTTATTAGCCTTCCCATGCTGAGTATTGAACAGTGCCGTTGGGGAACCTAAGTCCACCATCATGCATGAACTCCCAGAAATACTGATGTGTCTCATCTGGGTCCCATTGTGCAGTCTTGATGTATAGTGCGCTTTCAGTTGCTTCTACTTGACTGTATCTAGAAGGTCCACCAATTCTGCCTCCTGTTGGATCTCCTTCTGGTGAGTAGTCATAAATTAGAGTGACTGTTCCTTCTCCTCCACTGGTTGAATACCATTCTCCATTGAAGTCTCCAGCATTATTTACATAGTAGACATAATCATTAAGCATTACTCTATCTGGATTTACGCTGAACTTAACTTCCCATTCACCGCCTCCGATATCTGTAACGCTGATCAAAGCCTCAATCTCAACTCCCTGAGCCTCTTCTCTGGCCTGCCAGCGAACAATGGAGCGTGATGTTGAAGCAAGAGCAATGGCATCATTGTCCTTGGCATTCTTGATTTGGACGGTATGGTCTGGGTATCCCCAGTACTCAGCCTTAATCTTGTTAAGACCTTCACCAGCGGCATCAACCTGAACTGATCCGTCACCAAATTGAATACCTTCGGGGCTTGCCCACTTATTTAACTTGGTTCTTACATATGAGAAAGATCCTCCATTGTCGCTACCCCAGTCATAGAACTTGACTTGGTAGTATTCATCGGCTGCTACGTCATACATGACGTATTCCTTGTTCTCAATGTTATTTCCAAGTTGACCAGTTACGGCATAAAGTGGATGATATTCTCGTATTGTAATGTTTGCAAGATCATCCCATCCTTCGGTATTCCAAAGAACACCTGCGGGGCTAACTGCTGGGTCCCATTGCTCCTCTTGAACAGAGTTATAAATTCCACCAGCCTCGCCTCTAACGATTGTTACGGTTTCTGATAGTTGATCGCCTGGATCTCCAGCCTGAGCGTGAACGAATGAAAGTGACTCACTCATGAAGATTTCTTGACGAGTGTATGAGAATCCACCATTTTCTGTGGTCCAGTTATTATGGGCATCTCCACCATAATTTCCACCTGCTTGCCAGAAATGGAACTGCATCTTGTAATACTTGCCAGTGGTGTTATCACGCATAATCAACTTGTAACCGTTGTTGATTATATTTTCTCCAATGTGATTATTTAAAGCACTTCTAAAATTTGTCCAGTTTCTGGTATCAAGGAGGTGAAGATCCTCCCAACCATCAGCATTCCATGAGGTATTTGCTGGGCTGGTATTATTGTGCCAACTTGTTTCTTCAAGAATATTAATGAGTCCTTGATCTCCCGCTCTGGAAAGATGGACTCCATCGCTAACGTAGTCAACAACTGCTTGACCAGAAGGATTACGAACGGTAATAGCATCGCCAGCAAAGGACTTGTGCTTTGCGACAATGAGAGAACTTGGTTGCTCCCCAATTCTTGGGGGGATGTGCGCTGGGGGAATGAATGTATCTGTCATACAATGATTATAACATATTTTGGCTTTGATTCTTATACCAGTAATATGAATTCTTTATAAATACTAACGCATATACCAGCGCAAAAACAATAAACCCATACTGTTCTGTAACGACTGCATAAATCATCCACAGGATCTCAGAAAGCAATCCAATTAACCAACCCCACCATTTCTGTTTACCAGAAAAGTAAAGACCTGTGACTCCGACGATCATGAGAAGCCATGACCACCACCATGCTGAATGACTCATAATGCATGTGGCCTTGATTCATTGAGAGATGCTTGAGTTACTTCAACATACTCAGCAGAATAAGATAGTTTAGATAGACTTTGTACTCCAGAATATGAGCAGCCACTTCCTAGACCGCCGCGAATTTGATCAAAGATGTGCTTAACTGTTCTTTTATATGGAACCGTAGTAGAGATGCCTTCAGATACTGATATCTTTCCTGTAGCATCTATCTGAGCATCAGCAGAAGCCATACCACGAAAACGCTTTGATGGATTTCCCTGAGCATCATAGATGACTTCTCCTGGAGATTCATCTGTGCCTGCTAACATTGAGCCAACCATAACTGCATCTGCTCCTGCTGCAAAAGCCTTGACCATATCACCGCTATTACGAATACCTCCGTCAGCAATAATAGATGTACGATAAATTGAAGTTGTCTCTCTCCATTCTTCTACGTCAATTATTGAAGCAAGAGTTGGGACACCATGACCACTAACTAATCTAGTTGTACATGCGCTACCCCCACCAATACCAACACGAATAGAGTCTGCGCCTGCGGCAGATAGTTTTGCAAAACCTTGTGCAGTTGCAACGTTGCCTGCCATAATGTGGATATCATTAAACTTATCTCGCAATTCAGCAACAGCGGCAACAGCATAATCTCCATGACCGTTAGCGGTATCTACAAGAAAAATGCGAGTACCAACATCATAAAGTTTTTGTGCCTGCTCCATAAATCCATTATTGGATGCAATAGCAACACCAAAATTAAATTCAGCATCAGCAAGCAATTTAGCCTTAGCAGTCTGATTTTCATACGACATATAACGATGAAGAATTCCAAGACCACCAGCATCAGAAATAGCCCTGCACATCTGTATATCGCAGACGGTATCCATAGGCGCAGCAATGACAGGGAACTTAAGAACTATCTTATGTTCCTCACCAATGATCATGGTAAGTCCTACATCATGACGAGACTTTATCTTACTTTCTTTGGGAACTAGAAGAATATCATCAAAACAAAGTGCAGTCTTGTTGTATTGAATCATCACTTGCCTTTACTGTCAGTTGAATAAAATCCAGGCCCCTTGAATGAGACATTTGCTGGACAGATTACTTTCTTAAACTTCGTGGTATTACAGTCAGGACATTTATCAAGACGATGATCTAAAATGCTTTGCTGTATTTCTTTTTCTCCACAATTAGCACACATATAAGTATAGATAGGCATTACCAAATCCTCACTACTGGATAGCAGGGATCTCCACCCTCATCCCACTCTTTTGCCTCATCCTCTGTTAGTTGTGGACCATCGTGTGTATCACAATAAATAGTAGTACACCAGCCCATGTCAATTCCATAGTTGATCCAATCAACAAAATCAAGTTTCATTACTTGCTCCAAAATTTCTTTCATGGTCGGAAAGTATATCAGGAATAACACTATCTGGAAAATTATGTCCAGCATCCATGTGTTCTCCAAGATGATCAATCATTTCCATTGTGCTATAAGCATAAAATGACTCGTTCATCTTTATCTTTGCATTTTCTGCAATAGGCATGAGGGGGCAGGCAGCACAGTGAAGATAACCATTAACATCCATGTAGATATAAAGATCGCTACCCTCCCACCCCCATCTGCTATAAGACATTACCTATTCTTCTTCCACTCTGAATAACCCATGCCATTTGAACTGGCAACAAGCGATTCTCCTTCTTCTAGCAAAGCAGGAGCAATCTCTTCATCCATAGGAAGAACGGTGCTTCTATGATAGGTTGCATTATTGGCGTAATTCTTAGCCAACGTTGTTGTCTCCATCATGGCCTGCTTCTTCTTGGCCTCAACATCCTTGCTAATGGCCCAACTCATTGCAACGCCAATAGTTTCTGAAACCGTAGCAAATGCAATGGAAATATCTTCTGGATGAGCCAGACTACCCTTCTTAAAATAATTATGTGCATCAAGTGCATCAACTACTAGATGTGCAAAATCTTCTGTGGTCATGTAAAGATTGTTACTCATGTTGTCTCCAAGGTCTAGGATCTGATTCTGTCTTGTGGCATTCGCATCCACACTTGCCGTGATTAAATTGATATCTACATCCATCATGATAGTTAGTCATACACCAACCTGATGGATATTCTAGTTGTATTTCTGGGGTATATGGATAGGAGATTAGATCTTCCTTCTTTCGCCTTGCCATAATTACTCCGTATCTCAGTGCGCCAGTTTCCGTGGCACTATTATAGCGGAAAGATTTTGTGGTGTCAATTGCTGGTGTGGCTGGATTCGAACCAGCAACCGTTCGATTAACAGTCGAATGCACTGCCGTTGTGCTACACACCAATTGATTATCTTGAGAATGGTGAGTCTTGCCAAACCTTCTTGGCTTCTTCTTTATTTACAATTGATCGTGACCATGCAAATCCTGCATCGCCACCCCATGCTTCCCACATGATTCTTCCATTAGAGGGATTAGAACTATTATTCCAGTCCTTACCCTTTTTGTCAACCTCATGCCTAGAGAAGAAGGAATACATTCTCTTTACTGTATCAAGAGACAGTCTTTCTCCATTTACAATTTGATGTGCTCTTGTCCATCCTACTGGAGTACCTGCTCCGTTTGCCTTACCCTGCTCTTTCCAAGCAATTGCCCTACGAGCAGCAGCCTTCATGCCAGCATTTGGATAGTGACCATCATCTGCCTTATTTGTGACAGGAACACAGTTAGGAACCATTTGTCCATTTTTACCAGGCTTCATTCCTCTTTGAACATATCCATCCCAACAGGGAGCCTGCTTTGTCACTTCATCTACCTCTGGCTTAACAAGTTCATCTGGGATTGCGGCAAGCCTACAAACGGCTGCCTCTTGTACCTTGTATGAAAGAATCATGCACCCACCATTATCCATATACATTGAACAGTTGCAGCACATCACGCCAATTTCAGCATCCTCATTTTGTTCTGCTGGGACATACCCTACCCAAATGCCAGAATGATTTTGGTCTATTGGACCATACTTTTTTGCAATATTAACAAGGGAATCATGAAATTCTTTTTCTGGCTGCGCCAACATGTCATATAGGTTCACGATTAAATTATAGCACTATAATTAGTAGCCGTCAAAAGTATTGTCAGCATTATGACGAGCATAGTCCATGTTGAATGGAACCCATGAAGTATTATTATAGTTCCATTCCATATAGAATGTTTCCGCTCCACCTTGTTCTCCAAACATTGCCCTGATTGGATAATATAGTCCACCAGTAAGTTGAACAGGAGTAACAGATTCTACACCAGTTGTTCCATGTAAACCGCCGTTATTAACGTCTGCATTTGATATACCTACGTTTGTTATGGAGTCTGTACCAATCCAAAAATATGAACAGTCATCACTAACAGTTTTAAATTTATATGCCCCAGTTGCAGGAGCCTGAAGATATCCAGTCCACATTAAACTAAAATTATTTGCAACATTTTGACTAAAACTAAATACAGTATCTACTGAAGAGGAATCTGGAGTTGCGCCAATAAGTCCAGGAACATTGTCAGCAAAGTAGTATGGATAATGTCTCTTCCAAAATCCTAGTTGTGGAGTACCATAAATTGATTCAACTGCTCCACCAGGATCTACTGCCGTGGGCCAATTTGAAAAAACGAAACTGGAACCAATGATCATCTGTTGATTAATCATTAGTCAATCCCCAAAGATGCTCCACTGATCATCCAAGTGTTGCCATTATCTATCTTGACAAGAGTGCCAATTGTGTTTGATGGGAAGAACCAGTTGTTGCTAGTATCATTAAATCCTGCACCCCAAATGTTAGCATTGTTTACGTCTAGATAGCATGAGCCATATGGTGCTGTGCAGATTGTGATAACAGTTCCTATTGCCACATAGTGCCCATCGGTGTAATCACCAATGTAAAGTGTATTGTTGGAATCACCATTGAAAACAAACATAGTTCCGTTATGCTCTGATCCAACGGTAATGTTTTCGCTTTCTCCAACGGTATGAACATTAATGCTTTCAGTTGCATTATAAAATGTAGCCATAATTATGCACCAACCATTAGTACGCAAATCTCTGAATTATCATTCTGAGCAATTGCATACAAATCATCGTTTCCCTTGAGTTTAACTGACCATGCACCATTTACTGGAATGCGATATCCAAAAGATGATGTGGTAACGTTGCTTGTTCCAAGATAAACATATCCGCTGGAAAGGTTCTGAATTGTTATATCCATTCCTGTGTCGTAACCAGCAAGGCTTACGAGTGTTGAGTCTCCTGAGGAGAGTGTAAAATTATTTTGAATAACTGATGATGATGACATATTTATATTATACCAAACTTATTTGTGCCCAAAGCGGGATTCGAACCCGCACGCATTGCTGCACCTGATTTTGAGTCAGGCGTGTCTTCCATTCCACCATTCGGGCTTGCGCTCCCCGCCGTGGATTCGAACCACGATAGCCAGATCCAAAGTCTAGCGTCCTGCCATTAGACGAACGGGGAATGTTGTCTACGATATTCATACATAATAATACCGCTTGCAACGCTAACATTCAAGGATCTTACACTACCCCACATAGGAATTTCTAGAATATAATCTGCTGAATCTAGGATATATTGCGGTATACCCTCTTTTTCTTCTCCATAAACAAAGATTGAATTATGAGGAAGTTTAAAAGAATCCAAATGCCTGTGTCTAAAATCCTTGACATTATCAACACAGATAATTGGACCATCTGGCTTGTTCTCTAGAAAGATATCCCAGTTTGCTGCGTAGTGAATGTCTTCATAATGATAGGTTCCTACTGCACCACGCTTATCCCACTGCTTACGACCAACAAACCAAATATCCTTACCTGCAAAAGCATTATGATTGCGAACACCAACTGATTTATTAAAATCGTGGGTAAGGTTAAGAAACACTGATGTAAAGTCTGCTCTATTTTGATTTACATTAAACTTAATCTCATCAATAGTAAGAAACTTGTAATCATCAATGACGTTCATGGCTTCTCCTGTCGTACAGCGCCTCTACTGCTGTCTTGAAGTCTGCGGCGATCAATCCCGCCTCGGTCCACTCGGTTGCGACGAGCCAGCACTCGTCGCATTTCGACACATCGAGCGCCGTCCCGTGCCATGAGCAGCGTGTCCTCACGGTTTCTCCTGATATTCAGTCATAAGAATTATGTCTTCTAGGTTACCACCAATACGAATGTAATCCATACCACCGTCCACAAAGATTGCATGGCAACTACATGAAACAAAATCATGCCTGTGATTAGACTCAATAATGTCCCCACACTTAACGCATTGTGCAGCGTTTCGTGTAATCTTCTGTCGTGTAGCCATCTGTTCTCAATCCCATAGTTGTTGAAAATGTTGTTTGAATCATTGTAGTGCTGCTTGTATTTGCTGTCAAGTCCTGCAAAATTAAAGTAGCCCCAGAGGGTTTCGATCCCTCTTCTGCGCCTTGAAAGGGCGCTATCCTAGCCATTAGACGATGGGGCCAAGCGATATGCAAGCCTGATCAGAGCCTCGCCGTGCGGCACCTGCATATCTTTTGTGGCGGAGCCTCCTATCCGATTTGAACGGATGACAGCCGCATTACAAGTGCGGTACTCTACCACTGAGTTAAGGAGGCGACGTAACCAGAGCAATTTATTTACACAGGGATTGTTCTCTGGCCTTTATCTATTTTCATTTATTCTTGTTAAGCAATCGGGCAAACCATCTTCATCAAGTTCAAAATAAACTTTGTGAACATCGCAGAAGCGTTTCTTTTCTTCACTCATGCGGAAGAGGCTGATGGCCTTTCATTCAGTTTGTAAGTCTCATCAACAACCTCAAAAGCATATGCACGGATCTTCTGCTCGTTCTTAAGAAAATGATGGCGGCAGAACATAAGATCCCCTGCTATACCATTTACCCAATAGAATGCCTGACTCCCACAACTATCACAGCGATCACTTGCATTAAGCATATCCGTATCAGTCTTATCAAGAACTGGATCATGAATCAAAGTGTCTTCCATGTTATCTCCTTCTGTTGTAGGATTGTGCATTGTATTTATATTATACGCTTGCTTTATTTTGTTGTCAAGTGCCTGATGCTGGAATCGAACCAGCCATGCTATAAGCGGAGGTTTTACAGACCCCTGTCCCACCTTGGAACATATCAGGCAGAGCGCCCTTGGAGAGATTCGAACTCCCGACTTAGCGGGTAGAAACCGCTTACTCTATCCACTGAGTTACAAGGGCATAAAGCATTTAGCGAGTAGTTGCACCAACTACAGGAGGATAATCCTTCAGGCCCAACTGGAAGCACCTCTTGTATGCCTGAAGATAATTCTTCTCTGCTGACTCCCCAGCCTTGCCGCCTAGACCCCTACGCATAGCGGTGGCAGCAGACTCAAGATTACGGAGAGCCTGCTCATCCTCTTCTGTGTACTGATCCTTTTGCTTTGCCATGATTCTCCTATGTGTTAGTTATTGCTATTAACGATGGATTGTTGTACTGATAAGAATACCAATAGCAGCGAGATATGTCAAGCATGTTGCATACTATTTGTGTTTCTCTCTTTAATTTATTCTGATCTACAATAGCATAAGGATTTCCTTTGCCACCAAGATTATAGTTTGTTTCTGTAATCCATAGTGGCTTTTTAGGAGCCTTTGCTAAAGCGTTTATTGCTATCTTACAATCTCTTGTAAATCCTTCAATGCCTTCGCCCTGTTGAGGATAGATATGCATTGCATAAATGTCTACTGGATACCCTGCCGATTTCAATGATGACAGCAAGGCTGCCCCTCTTGTTGTAAATCCTGCTTGTCTGCGTGGTTGCAATGGGTACGATACAACCTTTGCTGATGGATCTATCTTTTTAATAACTTGATATGCAGTTTTAGTAATTGTTCCCATCTCTGCATAATCACCAGAATAGAATCTTTTATCAGCAGGTTCATTCCATATTTGATAATACTGAATCTTACCCTTGTAACGAGTGACTACTGCTTGAACATAGACACTCCATGTACCCATGTTTATTGGTGCCCTATTGCTTCCTGCTGGCATCCAAGACGCTTCTTTCCCATCAGGTCCACCTTTGGCAGCCCATGCTGGTGGATGACCAAGAACTAAACAGATACTTCTTTTACCACATCTAGCAACAAGGTCATCAAGAATAGTCCAATCGAATATTCCTTTTTGCTTTTCTAGTCTTGCCCATTCTGTTTCGCAATCCCACAACCTCACCGTCCCTGTTGGAGGAATAATTTTTGTAACATTATTTCCAAAAAGGGTTTGAGTTGTCATGCGTAAATTATACTATGTACCCTGCAAATTTTGCAGCATACTCATCTGTATGGGTAGGCCAGAAATATGTACATTTCTCACAGCATGTTTTCCATCCCAATGAGAATGTAGTATAAAATTCCATGTAATCATCAGGACTTTTTTCATGTAGCCTGCCCTGATGAGAAAGATGGACACGATCATCGCCCCACCACGGAGGCATAACCACGTTGTTACCACGATGCCAATTGCTTTCATGAATATCAAGAATGGCATTCCAATTATTTTCAGTCTTGATATTGCGATAATCGCATTCACGCTTGACAGCATAAAGGTAATTAAACAAAGCCATATCATAATTGCGCCACATCTTGACTGCTGGATGATTGACCCAGCCGCCAGTTGTACGATTGTGTGCAAGAATTTGATAGATCTGACGACCCTCTAGCAACTGCTTGTTAAGTCGCTTGTTGTCAAGAGATGCAGCAGATTCGTTAAAATCTGAAAATGGAACAAATGTTTGCATTTAAGAACTTTCTACTAGGTCCAATGGGGTTGGTGCAGTAAGCATAGTATGACAGTAAGCACACTCGCAGTCAAGTAGGTAGCCAGAAATTTCATAGTTTTCGTCAAAGCATACCTGAACAGTAAACAGGTCTGATCCGCAATTTATGCATACTCGTGTGGGTATGCCTCTTGCGTTAATACCAGTCTCCCCAGTCTCCACTTTGATAATACCTCACAGTCTCAACATCTTTTTCATTAGTGGATGTTACACATCCTATTTTTTTTCTGCACGGTACAAAATTTTTATGAATAATGCACACAGTAGCAGTATCAAATTCAGTATAAATTAAATCATCTTGAATATAAAAGAAACTGTCCACCCCGAAATTATATCATTCCGAGGTGGACCAGTCAAGTTAAAGACTACGGGAAAAGATTGCGTCAATTTCCGCTAGTTCATTAGGTGTTCTTGCCATAGATCGTTGACGATCCCATTCGCGGTAAACCTTTGATTGTTCGCTTGTGGCTCCAATCCAAAGATTCTTGAAGAAATTCTTCATTTTATTTCCTCCTTTTGGGTTGATACATCTATTTTACCATCGTCTAATAGATGTATCAACACCAAGAGAGGTGATTTATACCACTGTCAGATTTCTTGTCCAGAAACTCTTAGTTCTTTCCAAATTGTCTTATGAATTTTTTGATTGTATGGATCTCTTTGCCATCCCATATAGTCCTGCATGTTCTTGATAGCCTTTGTTGGAAATAGTTGCTTTCCGTCTGGTAATACTGGTCCATCAAAAAATCCAAGTTCCTTCATTCTACATGCAAGCCTCCAAGTTGCAGTATTGGCTGCGCCTGTACGCATTGAATTCATGAGAATGTCAAAGAAAGGAACTGCTCCGTCCCATACACCGCCCTGTCCATTGATAAGAATTGGAATTGCAAATTCCATATTGTCACTTTCTCCAGCGGTAGTAAAAGAAACGTGAATATGATCAAAATGACCATAATCTCCATTTCTCCATGTCCAATAGTGATCACGATATGTTCCAGATGCTACGCGATCTTTAAATACAATATTCTTGAATCTTTGAGATCCAGGCTTTTTACCTCTTGGATATGCAATTAGTTGATCAGCAAACCACTCTACGTCATTCTTTGATCCACGAAGATCTTTATCTAGATCAAGAGCATGTACTGCGCCCTTGCTATCTGGATTATGATCACTGACCCTAGCCGCATGGGCAGAATCTCCCAAAATTCCATCTGTACGCTTGTCTCTTGTAGGCCAACGCTTGTCTACTTGACCTCTTAGCGTTGTTATTCCTGCTACTGGATACCACTTAGGCTTTGAAGCCTTTTCTTCAACTGGTTTATTTGGAGCGGGAGCCTTAGATCCATCTTTATTAATCCATGCCATTCTTTTTCACCATCCTTAATATTTTCTCTACATCTACTTTCCAGTTTGATATTAAATGATTTTCTCCATCATTACATGGAAGTTCATGTTGATGAGTTATGCAAACATATACACTTTCATCTTCATCATAAGTATTCATCTTTTACAAATGCTCCATGCCAAATCGCTTTGCCAACAGATGAAGGATTTATGGCATTAATTCCCTGCTGCTCATAAATTCTACGAGCACCAGCATCATTTTCAATTGCATCTTTTACAGAATTTGCTAATTCCTTTGCATGTCTGCGTTTCGATTCAAGTCCATCTTTGTGTGTCGGACCTACCGAATTCATAAGCAATCTATTATATTTTACTCCTGCTTGACGTAATGCTCTAGCAGTTTCATTTCTTCTAGATTCTGGTCTAGCAGTTACAATATAAACAGTATCCAAAGAATTAACATAATCTATGACACGCTTAATTGGTTTGTTGCCATATGCAAGAAGAGTTCCATCAATATCTACGATAGTAGCCATATTAACCCTTATTAAAAGGAGAAAAACTGCCACTCCAATTGAACTTTCTTACGTTCCAATCCTTTGGCAATAGATTAGTGAGTCCTAGAGTCCTTGCTCTAGAAATAATATGCCGTCTTGCTGCATCATAATTGCTAGCACGACCGACTGATTGAATAGCATTTAGTAGGTCTTGTCTGCTTGCAATTGGAAAACTTCCATCTGGCATTGCTGTTCCTCGTGAAGCAAGACGCTTGCGATCTGCGGTATTGTAATCTTTCTTTGCAATCATAAAATTATACATAACATCATTTTACCACAGTATTTTTTTCTTCATCTATCATTGAGTTTAGTTTGATTATCTCAGATGTAAGATTGGCTATTTCAATTTCATAATTAGAAATAATCTTGCCAAATCTTTGTATGGTATTGCTCAATGTCATTCTGAGAATTTCTGCATCATCCTGCATTTTTCTTCCTTATCTCAAATTGCTGATCTGCGATCATAATGTTTAGCATTAGTTTAGATATCCAGTTTATTCCATTGCGTCTGAAGATAAAACTTTTTTCAGCCAATAGAAAGGGAATATGGGTCATCATTTCTTCTGACCACGACTTCTTCCACAACTCAAATCGCCACATACCGTCAGAACGGCTTTCTTTAGCGAAATACATTTCAGAATTGTTTCATTGAAACTCGGAGTTGCCAGCACCATTTTTGATGCATATCTTGGCGTTCAGCCATGAAATTTGCAATTCCTTGCTCATTGAGTGCAGTGGCAATGTCGAATACTTTTACAATTGACTTAATGATTTGCTCATTTGCATTGTAAAGATCTGCAACCATATCCATTGGATTGGTGCTAACTTCAGTATCCTGAATAGTCTTAAGTTCTTGAAGTCTGGTCATTGTGAATGGAGCATAGCCACCGATCTTGCGAATATTCTCTGCTGTTGGATCAATTGATTCATAAACATCTTCATAAATTTCAGCAAAGAGATCATGAAACATGGCAAAGTGAATGCCTTCTACGTTCCAGTGATATCCGTGAGCCTTGTGATATACAACATATTGGTCTGCAACCAAGGACTTTAGTGCATTAACTAGTTCTTCCATGTTATCCATTATAGCATCCACTTTCAATTATTTTTAGTTTACCTGCTGTATTCCAGGCAAATCATATACTGGATCAATCGTTACGCTAATATTATGTGACTCAATAATCTTTTTTATCTTAAGAAGATATTCAATACACTTGAGTCTTTCCATCTCAGACATATGTCTCCAATGGCTTTCATAAAACCTTAATCCAATATAAGGTGGATGGAAATCATATTCGACAATATCCATGACAAAATCTGCTGGAACTTTAACGGATTTAACCTGCTGTCTTATTTTTGGGGTATATATCATGACATATCCATTGTTAAAGATTCCCAAGTATTGAACCAGTCATCCTTTGACTTATGAGCATTGAACTCTTTATCTATGACGCCATCTTTCAAATATACCCCGCCATGCACTCCCCAATCCTTATTGGAAACTGCAACAGCAAAGCATGTTTTATTAACTGGGCATCCTTGACAAAGTTTGTCAACTGCTCTTGCTATAGCATGATCTTCTTCATACTTATCGAAAAAGATGTTGGTGTCCATTCCCAAACATTTTGCGTCATCCTGCCATTTTTGCATGAGCAGATCCAATGTTTTCAGGAATATTCCATCCATTTTCTGTTACTGGAAAGACAGTCTTCTTTCCCCAATCGCCATTTCTAAAAATACCGTTTACTGAAGTAAAGGCGTTTGGGTCCTTCTTAAACTTTACGACATTCCAGCCGTCCCAGTAAAGATCGTTTCGTGAATCAACAATCTTTTCCATATAACTCAAATCATTTACTAGCATTTTTTCTCCTATTGAGATGTGAAAATTACTCTTTTGATTCCAACCTTTTCAATCAATCTGCTGCAACGTGGACATGGCTTACTATCCCTATCATTGCCATGACGATTTACTCTTGCAACATAAATGATTGCTCCCCTAACATTATCCTCTCCTGCGTCACGAATAGCAACCTCTTCTGCGTGAATAGAGCAATTAGTCTTAATATGCTCTGGAGAGACTATCTTAGGATGATTTCGATCCTTGTTATATCCAGTACCCAAAACCCTGCCGCCCTTTACAACGACAGCGCCATGAGTATTTCTTGCCTTAGACTTTTTTGCAAAATATCTTGCAACACTTAGATACGCAAAATCCTTCTTACTCAACATGGCATCTCCTAGTATCGGAAAATGCCAGTCTCCACTCCAGCCAACTCAGCAGACGCTACCAACTTAGACGGTCGCTGATTCGGATTGGAAAGAAAGGCAAAATAGTCGAAATCGGAAATATGCTCTTCAACATATGATGTTGGAACCTTGAAGAAACGTGTTTTAATGCCTCGTCGCTTTAATCCATTCTCTGAAAGATTGCAGAACTCAGCAGTAAATGAATTAATTTGGGCAGGACCTACTGAGTAAACATTGAACTCTTCATCCTCAATTGTTGATAGCGCAACGCCCATTGCACGCATAAAGACGTTGTAATCAACAAATTCCTTTGTACCCTGAACAACGATGTTCATTAAAATTTCCTTTCGATTCTATTAGTTTTCTTCTAGTGTGTCTAGAATATTCAATAACTTATTAAGTTCTTTATGTGGCATATTCATGGTATTGATTGGGCGAGCAGATTCAAAATCTGGATCTTCTCCCTCAACATCAGCCTCATAGAAAGTATTATTGTATACCCAATATGCCTTATTGTCAATAACTGCAACTCTCACAATGTCTTCTTCGGGCCAGTTTTCTGTATCAAAAGAATCATCTTCTTGTGGCTTTCTTTTTATAACTATTAAAAGAAATATTGCTGTTACGATCCAAGGAATAAGTGCTGCAAGAAATTGCATTCTCACTCCTTCATTTTACCATTATTATGGATTATTTCTTGGAAAGAAAGAACCGTTCCAGAAATTATCTTGTGGCTTTTTCTTCTTTTGCTTTGAGCCATTGATAATTTGAGGATTACGATTTATTGTATCTTGGTTGCTGATTGGCGCAGATCCATCAATTGGAGGAGTTGGACCTGAATCAGAAATCTTGCTTGCGCTTGGCTCACTTGCATACAATGCAGCAAGTTGCCTTTCTGCTGAAGATCTTGTTGGATGCTTGCCCATGACTCTTCCGTTGTTCTCTTGAACAACTTCATACTGAGATCCTGAACGTCTAATATTCCAAGGCATAATTATCCAAAAAGGTGTTTCCATGTTTTGGGACCAACTTGTGTCCCATCGGCATGTACGCCCTTTGACTTACAGAAAAGTGCTACAGCGTTTTCTGTTGCCCTGTCATATGTTCCAGTTACTGCTACAGCAAAGCCCTTTGCAGAAAGTTCTCTTTGAACCTTTGATACTGATTCATTCTTCTGTCCTGCGGATAGTGCTGCAACTCCTGGATACTTACCAGAATCCTTAACAGCCTTCTCAACTGGTTGCTCTACTGGAGCCTCTTCAACTGCTACTGCTTCCTCAACTACTGGAGCAGCCTCTGGCTCTTCTACAACAACAACTGCGTCTTCAACTACACTTTCTGCATTCTCAGCAGAATCTTGAAATAAATTTTCTCTATTAAACATATTGTCCTCCTAAAATATTATATCACTAATAGTCGGCAGGGTGGGGCTTGAACCCACAATCGTATTCCCAGTTTATAAGACTGGCGGCGTAACCAATTTGCCTACCTGCCGTCGTCCTACAAAGATGCTATGGCAATAATATTGAATGTAACCATAACAAGATTGACAATAAGAGACAGCACCGTGACAAAGGTAATGCCTGACCCTCTTGACTGACTTGCAACGGTATAAAGATTCATAATGACAGATAGTGTCCAAATTACTAATGACATGATAAGAAATGCAAGAATCATTTTCTCTCCTAATGTTGTGAATATTGTATGCCATATTGATGGCTATGTCAACTAAAAAAATCCAAATGAAGATAGGTAATCTGATATATCTTCTGGTGCCTTTTCTGGAATCTTGATTGCATTCTTCTGCATCTCTTTTAGATCATTAGATCTTGAAATTGATTTCCAGTCATGAATTTCTATTTCTTGATTCCTATTACGAGGGGTATGGCTAATTGCATTGTATACCGCCCCACACATAGCGTCAGCCAAGTCCTTAGACTTTTTTCTAGGGTGATCGACCTTCTTGTCAGAAACGATTCTCAATTCACTCATCTCTTCAAGAAGTAAATCAATATGTGGCATAGCAACTCTTTCTTCGTAGATAAGCATTGCCAAATCCTCATAATGCTTTTTTGCTACTGACAATGTATCTGTTCTGATACCTACTGTCTTAAGTTCTTGCTGAATATCAAATGATTGCCAGCGGTCAAACGTAACCATTCCTAAATTAAATCCTTGACGACGGAAGTCAATTATCCAATTCTTTACCTCAGATAAATCTACTGGACCTTCCTTGCGAGGTTCCCACCACACAACTGCGTCAACAATAACGAATGGAACAATCTGAGTGTAATCATTAAATGACTTTACTTCTACCCATTTCTCTACATGTGAAACTGCGACGGCACACTTGTCATGCTTTTGTGCAAGGTCAGCATGAAGGAAGTAAACCTTATCCTCTTCTGGAATAAATGTAGGCTCAATCCTCTTGTAAGAGTCGATGGGATTTCTCATGCTCATTGCCTTTTCCAACTTATCTCTTTGCTTGAAGAAAGCATCAGAAGCAAATGATGGCATACATGCAAATCTTTGCATTGCATCTGCATGATCTGTTAAGAAAGAAATCTTAAAGTCTTCAATGCTGCGAGTAGGATTAACGTCCCATGTTGGCCTCTTGATTGCAAAAATTCCTGGATATTTATAGGAGATGATGTGATCTTCTTCCCATTCTATTTCAAAGTTATTGCCATCTAGGTCTGGAGGAAGATCTGGATCAATAATAAACTTATGATTCTTAAATACCGTTTCCTTTTCAACAATAACTTCATCGTACCTTTTGGAAATAAAATCTCCTGGGTAACGTGGGAATGACAGAAGAATTACTTTACCGTAGTCTGGAAAACGTGAATCAACAGATGCACGGAATGCTTTATAGATTGCATCACCAGTCTTGGCATTCTCATTGCCGCTTGTTGACTCCTGAGCAAAGCCTGAGATCTCGTCAAGAATGGCGAGCATGAGATTTAGTCCCTCATGTGATTCTCGCTCTGAGTGTCCTGAATAGACCGTTATGGCCTTGTCAAACTCAACACTATCTGCCTTGGGATCATACTTTCCAGCAAACCAAGGACAACGCTCAATCTTGTTTTTGAATCCCTTGAAGAACACGTTCCTAGCCTGCTGTGCGTTAATAGCAATATTGATAATATCAATAGCATCACCAGGTGGTTTGCCAAAATATCTAGCAGGATCTTTTAGACACATAAGTTTATAAACTAAGTAAGCACAGCCAATGGTTGATGTGTGATCCTTTCCACTTCCCTTGCCACACTGAAGAATTACCTCGCCCTTGGTGTATTTCTTGTAGTGTGCTCTACCATCTTTTTCACCCATAAATCTAATTAGATCTTCTTCTTTATAAATCTGGCTCATTGCTTCTACAAGATCTCTTTGGATCTGAGAAAGTTCTGGTTGATTCAAAAAGTTTTCTGAATGTAAAAAGGTTTCCAAATCTACTGGAATCTCTTCAAATGGTGAATCATCTAGTGCTTCTAGGAACGAACTAAAATCAATTGTCAATTGTAATCACTTCTTCGCTACTTGCCGCAGCAGCCAAACGACGAGCAAGTTCATTCTTGCATCGTGGACAATCAGCAGAAACGTCTTTGAGAATATTGATCAAGACTTCTTGCTTTCTTTCTTGTTCAATAAGTTCTTCTGCCAGTTCTTTGTTTTCTAAAAGACCAGCCTTTTGTAGCATGTCAATTCTGCGAGTCTCAATATCAAGAACTAGTTTAATTGCCGTGGTCTTTGCACCAAGATTGGCAGTTGTGTTAGCATCATCAATTACTTCGTAAGCCTGTCTAATTAAATAGTTGTAATGCTGGTCTGCTGAAGCCAAAGCCTCTCTTGCTCTGCTTCTAACAGCCTCATTGTTGGAAGCCATTTGCTTCCATTCTCTAAGCATTGATGAAACTCTTGCGCGAGGAATATCAAGTTCTTTTGAAATCTCAGTTTCATTTTTACCCTTGATATATTCTGCTGCTACTGTATTAACTTCTTCAAGATGAAGCATTATGTCTGTCATAGTTCTCCCTAGAGGGACAATTATAGCAGTGGTGGGGTAGGAATGTTGCCACCTACATTTAAATTCGGTTTCCTACCCCACCTACTACTTATTCACAATTGCTTGGAAATTGGTTATACCAAGACTTATACTTCTTGTATACAGATTTAGGGGTGTATCGCCCCTTGTATCTTCCTGCCCCGTCAATATCCCAAGGGTAGAATGTCTTCCCATGCTGTGAGATACGATAGGCAATCATGATATTGTAATCACGGGTAAGGAGTTTGGAGGTATTCCACCAAGGTTCCTTTCCCCATGCTGCGCGGTTGAATTGAAAAACACCATAATCTCCTGTAGAAGAAATGGCGTTGGCACGGCCACCAGACTCACGCATGGCAATCGCCCAAGCAATCTTCAATCCTCTGCCCTTAAAGCCAGCCTTAGCCAATGATTTGGCAAGCCAATTCTTACAGGCAGGTTCTGGCTTTATCTTTGCCCTTGCTTCATTTACGACAGGCTTTGATAAAGCCTCCGTCGCAATAGGTGCATTTGACTTAGCATACACCTGTTCGTTGGTAGCAGCAACAGCACTAGATGAACTAAACATCAATGCTATAGCCATGATACCTCCTACCAGTTTCGTTTTCGTCATTTGTTTCCTCCTTGCGGCGGCAACACCATTCTAGATTAACACAGTAAAATAAACGTGTCAATTGTCGGATAATTTATTTGATATAATACGCATTTTTGGAGCGTCTGACCAGAATCGAACTGGCGACTTCAACTTGGAAGGATGACATGTTACCTCTACACCACAGACGCACAACTATTAAATTTTAGTTCTTTTCTTTTTTGGCTTTGGTGTGGGCTTAATGCGATCCTTCCTAAATGATCTCTGACCGCAACTTACACCCTTGTCCAATTCAAAGCAGTCAATCCAGTCTATTCCACTATCAGTTCTGCGAACATATTCCTTGAACACAAACTTTGTGGCATTTATTCCCTTAATCTTGATGACCTCACCTTTTTGAATCACCCTACCGCCCTCAATAGCGATACTTGACTCACGATGATAAAGGTGTGCGAATGGACTAACTATCTTTTTGCGAGACATTCTTTAATCCCTCTAGTCTTTTGATTTCATCATTGATATAGAATACTGCCTTCTTTAGATCTTCAATGTGCTTGTCTTCATTCTTAAGACCAGCACGCCAAAGATACTTGATCGCATTACCTATATTATAGTTCCTATGACGAACAATGTCAATACATTCGATGCCAGAAGGATCTGATGTATAGTGTGCAGGATGATTTACCATGTCTGTCATTTTCTTAATCCAAACTTTTTTAGTTGACGATAAATAATTTGTAAACTTACGTTGCATTCTTTTGCAATTTCTTCTGGAGTCTTCTTATCGACAAGAATTCTCTTTCTCAAAAAAGCCTCAGAGTGATGTAGTGTGCTTCCCCTAGGCATTATTACTTCCAATAACCTTTGTCCAATTTTCCATAGAGTATACACCAATACCTATGGCATCTGCAACATCGTTATCAGAGATATTTATATTAAATCTCTCATTCATTGTAGCGATAGTCTTGTTCTTTCTCATTTCACGTTCTCTTGTTTTGTACCAAGAATTACTTCTGCCTGGTGTTGCATTTTTAATCTTATCTTTTTCTTCTTGTGTAAGAAGCCGTGTTCCTACATAGTTTTGCCAAGCAACTGGACTGATTGCGTATACCGCTTTTACTCCTGCCAAATTTGCTGCTGCCAGCAATGCTCCCTGAGCCTTCGCAAGTTGTGCAGCAGTCTTTGGAGAATTTGCAAAGATTGTATCTTCAATTATGATTGTCTCAATAGGAAATGAATTAAAGAATGCCATAGTTTTGTGAGCAGTATCTCCTATTTTTTCATAAATATTATTTCCTTGATACTTTATCTTTCCATAACTTTTTAACTGATTGTTAGTAAAGTAGGCAAAGGCTAAACTATTTGTGCTTGCATCTATGGCACAAAATGAACTAGGAACATCAAAGTCTTTTATCTTACTAATTCTGCTCATAGTCAAATAATCCTTTGAGTTCCTTTAGCATTTTGTCAACCTTCTTTTTATTTATCATGCAAACATTGCAGAATCCGTTATCATTGTACATGCTGATAACGGTTCCACATCCTCCGCTGCATCTTCTTCTTTTCTTAGAAAGATTCTTTCTTCTGTTTATTTCAGATCTTTCATTTATCTTTTCTTTTGTAGCAAGTTCTCTGCATTCTGCACCACAGTAAATTTGATAATTTACTTTTGCAACAAATTCAGCAGAGCACCAAGCACAATATTTCATTCAAGATACTCCAAAGGATCAATCTTTACGCTTCCCTTGTCAGCATTTGCACAAGCATTTCTTACAGGGCAGCCCCCACATACCTTGGAATTTGATCGGTATGTCTTCTTTGGAATCTCCTTGCTTTCCCATTGTGCCCTAACCTTCTTCATCCAGTCAAAGGCATAGTCTGCCCAAGAAATAAGTTCTGGTGTTGGCTCAACAGTAATAGCATGGAGTTCATGAGAATTCTTGTTCTCGTAAAGAAGAATGCCCAACTTCTTTCCTAGCACCTTCATATAGATTACCAACTGCATAACGTGATATGACGGTGGCTTGGCGTGCTTGCGATAGGCAAACGATTCTTCACGCATAGTCTTGATTTCTACAACAGGCTGATCTTCTCCCCATTGTACGATAGCATCTGCAAAACCAAAGATAGGAGGGTCTTGAGCGACGATACGCTTTTCCTTCTCTACCATGATGCCTGCATTTTCAATGGCCGTCTGAATGCGTTCATGGGCCTGCGTGCCGCTTCCCATGTTTGCTACGGCATATGGATCTGCGTCATCGACAAACTCTGCTCCAGAGAATGCCAAGAACCAATAACGAGCACATGCACCACTACCATATACAAGGGTAGATGGACTAAATGTTTTCTTAGTCTTAAACTCTGGATCTCTTCCTACAAGATAGCCAGACTCAATCTTTTCAATAAAAGCCTTCGTATCAATCGCACCATCAACAGGCTTGTTAATTACCTGCTTCAAAAAATTCTTAGCCATAAAAACTCCCTAGTTTAGCACTATACTTTAGAGAATCAGTTAGTCTCTGTATAGCGTCACGAGCAGAAAAGTAAAGATTCTTCTTTACCCTGTCATCCTTTTTTACGTTTGTGTAATATGAAGCAAGCATTGCAAACTTTGCTGCGTAGGCTTCTAGTTGAACGATTAGATTTACCGCCTTTTGTGGAGGTATATCTGGATTCATCATTAGTTTTACAATAAGTGCTAATGCTTCTGTAAGTTGATCGTCTTCACATATCTCTGATATTTCTGTAAACTCTGCAACTTCATTTACAAGTTCAAGAGTCGTTGTCATCTGTTAGCCTTTCTAATTCGTCTAATTCTATCACGGCTAGCCTAATCTTATTGTTTCCCTCTCCAAGCACCAGTATAATGGCGGGAGATTTTGACTTATCAACTTTCATGCAATCCGTTACAACTTTAGCCCAAACATCTTGATTGATACTAAAACTTTTTGCATATTCTTTAAAGTCAACAACATAGTCTCTCCAAGTGGCATCGCCCTTGGTATAGTTTCTTCCAGAATTCTTATGAAGCCGTGCGTTTATTCTTTTTGCTTCTCCACGCTCACTCATTGAAATCACCATCCAAGATGACTGCAATAAAGAAGCAGAACAAAGCACTAACGAACAAACTTCCAGCCATTAGTAATTCCTACCTACGAGAGCAACCTTGGAAATATATTTGCATTCACATTGCCAAGTAAGATCCATTGTGTCGTACCAGAATCTTGCCTTCTCTACTTCAGACTTACACTTATGACAAACAAATCTACCACGATAGAGACTATACTTGTTCACTAGATACCTTGCTGATTAGTAGTTCCTGAAGATCAAGATTTTCCTTAATACCAGCCACTAACTTTTCCCTACCTTGGAAGCGTTCACCTTCGACTGTATACCATGCTCCACCACGTTCAATGAAGCCAAGCATTTCTGCTGTATCAACAAGGTCTGCAACTGAATCCACTCCAAGGTCTGGTCCTCTGAAGTAGAAGTCGTATTCTCCAGTCTGGAATGCTGGGCTAGTCTTAGAGAACTGAACATCCCAGCGAACCTTCCTGCCAATCTTTTCTTCAATGATCTTGTCTCCGACATATATCTTTCCCTTGATCGCTTGATTATCTGATTCTGATGAAAATAGTTTGATAATAGTGGATGAGTAGAACTTCGTAGCCATACCGCCAGTAGGTTGCTGTGACACATACATGGCACCAATATTATTACGAGCCTGACTAATAAGGATCAGCAGCGTTGGCTTTACCTGATTATTAGAATAGTTAAGCATCTTGACTGCATTGGTCATGTCTCTGGCTTCAGCACCAATTTGCTTGGTATTCTCCAACTGCTTTAGTTCTGTTGAGTCCTTCTCAAAATAGATAGCAGGAAGAAGGGCAGAGATACTATCAACAACGATAACATCAACACCAGCCTTCATGAAATCCGTACCAACATCTACCATATCGTTTATGGTACGAGCAGTCGAATGAATTAATTTTGTACTGTCTACGCCTAGTTGTGCAGCCCATTCTGGGGAGTACGTCATCTCTGCGTCGATCCATGCACATACCTTACCTTCTTTCTGTGCTTCAGCAATGATCTGTAGGCAGAATGATGACTTGCCAGCAGACTTATTTCCCCATACCAATACCTGTCGGCCATAGGGAAAGCCTCCATTTAGAGCACGATTTAGTCCATAACTAGGAGTTCTGGCAAACTGAGTTTGCTCAATCTCAGAACCAAGGGAAATCTTCTTACGCAACTTAGGATTAAGTTGTGCAAGGATCTCATCAACGTTTGTCATCCTGAAATCCTTCTTTTTCTTGCCTCACGCTGATTTAATCTTATACACGTTCTGCATTCTTTCCATCCCTGCTTTCGGATCAAAGTGTTCTCCTTTTTATATTCATGACCATTTTTGCAATGTGTCTTATAATTCCTTGCTTGACGATTTTTTGATACCTTGTCGGCAACGTTATCTGAATTTGTTCCTAAAAATAAATGATTAACATTTATGCATGGTGGATTATCGCATTTATGTAGAACATGCATTCCATCAGGAATCTCTCCAACCTCCAAGGTCCACGATAACCTGTGGGCCATCCAAAACTTACCGTTATAGTGAAATCTACCATAGCCTTCTACATTTTTTGCAGCCGTCCAAACAATGCAATCACCTTGCTCAATTGCTTTGCTGTAGAACTTTTCCATACTACGCCAATACCCCGTGCATTCTTGCACGCTGCTCATTATATGCAGTCTTGTCTAGATAAGTATCGTGAAGAGAAATATCTGTATAGCCATCTTCCTTAAGACCCCAATAAAGATCCAAGGTTCGAATGATAATGTCTGCAAGTTCTTCAACAACCTGCTGATCGCCCTTGCTCTTGCGAATTGCCTCAAGAACCTCTGAACATTCTGAATGAATCATAGCAATCTGCTTGAGATAGAAGATTGTATGAGTATCCTTATTGTTTGGTTCCCAAAAGCCTTTGTCTACAGCGTTGTCATGCAAACGCTTTGATTCTGCATCTAGATTTACTGTGTTCATGCTACTACCTCCTGAAATACTAAGTCCTCATCTTTTGAGACACTGTAATTAATCTTATATGCATTACCCTCTTCAATGCGAGTGTAAGCCATTGCAAATGTTGATGGAAATACAATCATCGACATAAGTTCTCTTCCGCTATCAGCCACTACTAGACTAGCCATTCTCTTGCCAGCCTTAGTGATACGAGGCTTAAAGGATAGCACATAATACTCATCTTGACCATAAGGTAGTTGCTTATAGTTTAAGAATCTAACAAGCGGAGACTTGCTTTCCTGTAGTTGGTCAACAGGAACTGCTTCCACAATTCTGTTAGATCCAACAAGAATAATGTAAGTCCTACCTGCTTCGATAGCAGTCTCTTCTTCATCAAACACTCCTACTGATCCAGTACCGTCTAGAATTTCTACACGGCTCCATCCCTTGCCACGCTTTATTGCACGAACAACACCCATCAGAATAAAGGCACCCTTCTCATCAAAATCATCTACAGGACTAATGTAGGCATGATAATGCTGTGGAATCTGAATATTGAATTCTGGCAGGTTAAGATATTCGTACATATTTTGCTTAACCTCATCATCATTACGAGGATTATCTGGAAATGTTAGAGCACCTACAGACCTCATTGCTTCCAATGCTCTACTGTTAACTCCATTTCCTTTTGTAAATGTGAATTCTTGAACGGCTGCAAAGGAAGTGAAAGGACGTGCAGAGATATATCTATCAGCGATTTTATCAGAAATGAACTTAATTGACCCCAGCCCAAAACGAATTCCCTTCCCTTCTATTTTAAAATCAATATCAGAGTCATTGATATGGGGAAGGCGTAGAGGAATTCCAATACGCTTTGCCTCAATCAAATACTCTGTACGAGTATCCTTGTCCTTCTCATTGTTAAGAAGAGCAAAGATAAATTCTAGCGGATAGTAGTACTTGAGCCATGCTGTCCAGTACGACAGAGTTGAGTAAGCGACCGCATGAGACTTATTGAACGAGTACCCTGCGTGGGCCTCAAAATCATGCCACATCTTCTCAGCAGCCGCCCCACCAAGTGGCCCAGTCGCATTCCGAATAAATAACTCCTTGAATTCATCAAACTCTTTAGCATCCTTCTTCTTACCAATGATCTTTCGAACCTTGTTAGCCTCACCCATTGTCATGCCTCCAAGACGCTGACAGGCGAGCATAACTTGCTCTTGGTATAGGATACACCCATATGTGTCTTCTGTGAATTCTTTTAGAATAGTATTACTATAAACAATGCCACTAGTACCTCGCTTACGAGCAATATACTCCTTGCCAATAGTATTCATAGCACCAGGACGAACAAGAGCATTAGATGCAACAAGTTCATCAAACTTGCTTACACCCATCTTAACCAATAGATTGGTATAGGGGGCTGCTTCACACTGGAACACACCCTTGGTGTATCCATTAGAAAGCATGTCATAGATATTCTTATCTTCTAGATCAATCTTTTCTAGATCAATCTTTTTGCCATGCCTATCCTCAATAATCTTTAGCGCATCATTAAGAACAGTAAGAGTCTTGAGTCCTAGTGCATCAATCTTAATAAGACCAATATCTGCTGCTTCTTCCATATCAACAGCGACAACAGGGATTCTATTATCCTGTCCTGTAACTGATCTTGTTTCCATAGGCGCTACCTTGGAAATTGGAATCTTAGATGTTACAACTCCTGCGGCATGAATACCAGTACCGCGAATACGACCACGCAACTGATCACCATACTGCTCAATCTCTGGGTACTTTTCGCGGAACCATGCAATGTTCTTGGATGTTAGATATTCCTCCCATGTATCCACTGCCTTAAGCGCACGATTAACATCAGAGAGTGGAACATTGAGGCAACGAGCCACATCTCGCACGACTCCCTTGTCCTTGAACTGTAGGAAGGTGGCAATTGAAGCGACATGTCTATACTGCCTTTCTAGGTAATCCTTTACCTCTTCACGACGGCTGTCCTGAATATCTGAATCTACGTCAGGGAAATCATCACGATCAATATCAATGAATCGGAAGAATAGCAGACCATACTTAATAGGATCAATATCAGTAATACCAAGGGCATAGCACACAAGAGATCCTGCGCTAGATCCACGGCCTGGTCCTACCATGATGCCATTCTTCTTTGCCCATGTAAGCATATTACGAACAACGATGAAGTATGACGCAAACTTCTTATTCTTGATTACTGAAAGTTCCTCTTCTAGGCGATCTAGATATTCCGTAGAATCAAGATTCTTTTCCTTAAGGAACCGTAGACACTGATCCCTAATCTCTTTATCAGGATCTCTGTGTTCGACAGGAAGCAGATTGAGATTGCGACTAATTGTATAGTCTTCAACTTTATTCGATACTTCCAGCGTATTAGCAAACATATCATCACGGAATCCTCCGTTTTCTTCCATAGCGATACGCATCTCATCAGCAGACAGAAGATGAATATCAAACTTATTAAAACTCATCATTCGATCTTTACCATAAAGGTAGTCAAGCCTGTCCATCATATCTGCATACTTTACAGACTTGTCATATGAAATATCCTTCTCAAGTTTGGCATGAGTATTAAGGATAAGCATCATTTCCTGAATGACCTTCTGATCTACCGTGGCATGGTGACAGTCTGGGGTAACGATGATCTTATGTCCTGCTGCATCAGCAAGTTCCACCAAAGCCTTGTTGATCTCTGGTGGATTGTGAGGCATTACCTCTACATAAAAGTCATCTCCAAATCTATCAGAGAACCACTTTAGATGCTGCTTTGCAACAGCATAATCATCTACCTCAATAGCCTTATTAATTAGACCAGACATGCAAGCAGAGGAAATAATAAGTCCCTCACGATACTTCTCCAGTACCTCAAAGTCAATACGAGGCTTACGGTAGTATCCTTCAGTCCAAGAAATCTCATTGAGTTTTCCAAGATTCTCAAGACCCTGATCATTCTTGGCAAGAATAATAATATGGTTATACACCATGTCAAGGGGAGTCGTTCTTTCAGACTTATCTCTCTTGTCGAAACGATCTGCTGTAATGTATCCCTCTACGCCAAGAATTGGCTTTATTCCTGCTGCTTTGGCAGCACGATACATTGGCCTGTGGCCTGACAATGTTCCATGATCTGTAATTGCAATAGCAGGCATCCCTACCTCTACCGCACGACTAATATATTCTTCTGGTGTAGCCACCCCATCCATCTGGCTAAAGTGTGTGTGAACATGCAATGGAACAAAGTTAGACAAGATAATCCTTTCAGTAGTTTACAAATGGAGGGTGGGGGTGGGGTAGTGACTTCCACCCCCACCAGTCAATTACCAGTTAATGTTGCTGGTATTAACAGATGCAGGACCATCAAATCCTAGATAGTAGGACTCCTGCTCTGCATATGGAACCTCACGAACAACCTTCTCAAGGTTGTATGGCTCAACTCCAGACCAATTGAATGGCTCCTTGTCAGGACTTGTTGGAAGGAGAACGTAGGTGGTATCTGTGCCAGTTCCCTGACGCTTCATCCTCCAAGTGAGGTTGCTTACGCTTCCAGTATCCATGACATACTCACGGATAGTGTTAAAAGCAGACTGCTTTCCAACACCCTGTGACCATACGGCAACGTATGGGTCCTCAATTCCATCATCAACAAGCAGGTTTGTGTAGAAGCGCAACTTAGCACGCCACCCGCTCTTAGGCTCCTTGCGAGCCATCTCACATCCAAAGCAGCGACCCTCTGTATCAATGGTACAGATAGCCTTACGCTTGTAATCCTTTGGATTGGTATGCTCTGAAACTACAATCGCCATATCTCGCTCTGGCGTATAGTTTGGTGAATCCTCATCAAGTTCATTGACAAAACGTACCTTGATGCTCTGGTTATCCTCAACCTTGAGCCAACGCACCTTTGGTGCATCAGATGACTCAAAACGAGGCTTATCAATAATTGCACTCATGTTCTTTAGTCCCTTAATAACTGACATAATACTCTCCTTAATACATCGCTAGTAGTGGGTCGTCAATCCGAGTAGTTAGTTCATGGATATCATTGTCTGTCATGTCGCCAATATCCTTGAACCGTGACGGTATGGAAATAAGTGTAGCACGCTTCCCAACTTTGTCAAGTATCTTTTGTTGCATATTTTTCCCAGCATCGTCATTGTCTCCAACAACGATAATGTTATTAAAATACTTTAATAGCAGATCACACTGTGCATTTGAAACACTTGCGCCAAGCGTAGCAACTGCTGCCACACCGTTTTGATCTAGCCTAATTGCATCAAAAGATGACTCAACAACATACACCGTGTCATATTTCTTAGCACGATGAAGATTAAAAAGTATCTTGGATTTGGGAAGTTTAGGAGTATTCTTGAAATCCTTGCCCTCAACACTTCTTGCAACAAATCCAACGAACATAGTTCCAGCAGGGTCCATCATAGGAATAATAACCATATCCTGATTCTCGCTGTACCCCAAAGAAAACTTGTTTACAGATTCTTCTGATATTCTGCGCCCTTCATAGTAACGCATGGCCCTAGGAGAGTTTACAGCCTGAGAATGCAGCCTCTTAATCATCAACTCATCATAGGGTTCAAATACTGGATCTACCTTCAGCATACTGTCTATCATAGACACTACATCTGACTCAATTTCCATAGAGTCAATGAATCTAATTGCTTGAAAGTAATTCTTTTTAGTAAGGTACATTACTAGGTCTACTAGGGATCTAGTCTCATGACAAGAAAAACAGTTAAAGATTCCTCTGGTCTTTGATATGACTCCAGAAGGAGTTCTGTAATTGTTGTGATAGGGGCAAAAAATCAGATAGCCATCTTCAAACTCAGTAGGTATATTTAAACCTGCGCCTGTGATGACTCTTCTGACTTGCTCTGGGGCGTATATATCGCCCTGTTCTTGTCTAGTCCTTCTATGCATGAGGCATTCCTTTTTCCAATAAATGATCCGTAAACGCTAAGTATAAAGTTGTAAGATGTTCCATTGTATTCTATTGAGAAATCTGGGTCAATATCTAGGCGGGGAACGTACCCCTCAAGTCTCATTGATGTGTTCAATAAATTGATATAGTTTTCACGCAATCTTGGTATAGCAGAATCATCATAGATCATTCCCTCAAGATGAAATCTTTTTATTCTTTTATGCATGAAAGCCATGCCCTAATTATATCAAGTTATTCGAAATCTTTATAAATAAATCTTCCGCTATCAAAGTCCACCTGAACCATAAACTCGCCTAGGAAGCCATTACGATTCTTTCTAAATACCGCCTCAAGAACGTCACTGTTAGGAGCACGACCAAGAGCAAGTAGCCAGTCAGCATCATATGCAATCTGTCGTGACCAAGATGTTTGTCCTAGTGTTGGAACACTATTCATATCTGTAACATCGTCTGGTGTGGCAGATGAAATAGCAACCAGTGGGATGTTCTCAGAAATAGCAAGCAGTTTTAGTTCACGAGAAAGATTCTTCATCTTTACTACTTCGTTATCTGTCTTTGTATTTGAAGTCATAAGGTTTAGATAATCAATAAATACAATGTCTGGATTGTACTGATCAATCTTTCCTCGTAGAACGCTTGGAGATACCTCGCCAAGACCGTCATTAGAAATAATATTAAGAGATGGCTTGCCATCAAATGTCTTGTGCATCCACTTCTTAAACATATCTATTTCTACTTCACCCTTGGAGAGTTTACGATGACTCCACATACCCTGACCAATGATAGCAAAGATACGATTTCGTACCTCTGCCTCAGTCATTTCCAAGGATACGATGAGTGGCGACTTTCCATTCTTCCAAGCCTGAACAGCGAGATAAAGAGCCATCCAAGACTTGCCGATAGCAGGATAAGCCAGAAGAACTCCCAATTGCCCAGGCGTGATGCCTGCTGGGAGATAGTTGTCAAATCCTGCGAGTCCTGTATAGATTCCATGAATTCCATCCTCCTGCATCTTCTTGATGCTCTCAAAATGTGCAATAGCGTCATCGACATTGGTAACATCAAGATCTCGTACTGTCGATGTTACCCTTTTAATGTTTGCGGTTTCAGTAATGAGATTATTGAGAGCATCAATGCTTCTACCGCTCTGAAGATCTGAGGCAGCAGATCTGAGCATAAGCCTGATGTTGTCTTCAAGATATTCCTGCCTCAACTGCTCAAGGTGATGCTTTGTTGCACCAGTATCAGAGAAATACTCAAAATCAGAAAACTCATTCTTAATGATATTGACTGGTGGAACAGTTTGATTCTGCTCATAGTATGAACGAACAAAATCCCAGATATCATTATGAGTACGCAAAAGAGTGTCTACATTTGCTTGCAGAAGCACATGCACCTGCTTGTCATTTAGTACCGCTGAAATTGTCTTAGCCTCTACGTTGCTCACTTAGCCACTCCTTTGCCCTTATCCTCATCTCTGCTCTCAGTTCCTGATCTTGACGATAGGCTTCAGCAGCATTAATTATCTTGTCTACATTGTTGGAATACCAAGACCATGTTGGCTTGGAATTAACCATGAAGTAGTATTTCATAGCACTGTCAAGTTGGTCAAGACTAAATGACTCAAGCAATGCATCTGCTGCCCACTGTTCCTTGTTCTTATTAAGATTGGGCTTTTCCATGCCATTGAGCCTACAATGCTTTTCAAATAGGCTTAGCAAAACAAACCTATCCTTGCGATCTACCACTTTGCTCCTTAGATATAAACTGTTACGGCAAAATTATCCTTGTCATCCTCAAGGACATTTACCGTTGCCCCTGAGAACCACTTTGCATCTACTTCCTTCAGCATCTTAGACATTTCCTTAAATGCCTCTGCTGGGGTATTTCCATAGGAGCAGAGAACCAGAGGCTCTTCTGCGTATGCTACATATCTCTTCTTACTCATGCCAGTTCCTCCTTGGCCTCGTTCAACTTTTCAATAAGTTGAGTCTCTACAAATTGATAAACGCGATCTGATGCCTGCTTAGTAGTCTCATCATCTCGCACATAATCACTTACCTGACAATCCAGTCTGAGCGACTGGAAGTTTCCTGTGTTTAGGGTATACCCAAGCGACCACGAAACCTTAGTTGGCTCCATAGCGATCCTTTCTGTTAGAGTGTTTCTGAGAAAACAGGAATGAATTGTCCCTGTTCATTTTTTATGTACACCATCATAGCATCTCCCATTGCATAACGCAACTCTTGTTCGGTAGGAACTTTGTTATTTGTTATTAGGCCGTCTTTTCTTGCCTTGCCATGATGTGTTTGCGCCATAAGTTTTCTGGCTTCCATTATTGTATCTTCTGAATAATAAGACAGATAGTGGAATGCTACCTGTCCTCCAGGTAGTTCTCCTACTGGTGGCGGGATTAGTCCAGATTTTACTAATCTTGGCATACTCTTTCTATGGTAATTTAGAAGTTGAGCAGTTTCCGTTACCGTGAAAGCACGCTTTCTCTTCTTCCTAAATTCTACCACCGTTGTTGTCATTTTTTTATCCTGTGTGCAGTTGTATAGTGTAACAATACCAGCGGCACGAGATGTATGGGTAATTCTTACTAGATCGCCATTAAGAAACCAAGTCTTCCTTCTTGGCCTTCTTATAGGGGTGATATTGACGCGAGCGCCTTCTTCTTCTCCATCATAAGCAGCCATTGAGCATCCTTGTCATTTTGTCCAAAGTTATGGTAAAACTTGCGGTGCCCACAGCACACGCAAAATATTTCAATATGATTTATTGCGTTGTATGCGCGATCAACAAACATTCTGCCGCCACAACGCTTACAGAATAACATAGCGTTAAATTATATCAGACTAATTGGGAATGCCGATTGCAATGAAATTTACGGATGTTGTCAATTGTCCAGTTCTATTAAACTTAACAATAACGGTTACAGCAGAAGTTGTTACTTCTTTTATAACAACTGCAACATCGTTTCCAACATCTGTACCCAAAAAGTTTGTCACAGTTGCTGTAACGATAGGTGGGTACTTAAAGTCTGTGGGGAAGTTGAATGTCTTTTCTTTTGTAGTTCCTACAGTTGAAATAGTTTCATTATTTGTAATATCAATATACCCGCCAATGATTCTTGTTTCACTTGTTTTTGTATCTTGTTTTCCACCATCTCTGGTATAAACAGAAGTATAGTTATATGTTGCAGAAGAAACCTGATTTGCAATGTCATTTACAGCATTCGCAACCTGATAAATATAGGTTACGTCTAGTGGCTGACCGCGATCTGGTAAGGGTATTTTTGCCATTATTTTCTCCTATTACAAGTATACCATTTAGATATGAACATCAGAATTCTGATATATCAAGAAGTTGGGGTACTGCTGAGTCTTATCTTGACTTGCTACATAAACCTTTACAGAAAACCTATTATATGATGATGGATTGAAGATATTTGCCATATTCTGAGAAAGTGTCCCATAATAGGTAAAATTGGTTGGCACTGTAGAAGTTGCCCACGCCACCCAAACATCGTATGAGGTTACATTAGCAACGCTATCCCACACGGTAGTTACTAGAGTTCCAGAATGAGTGACTGAACCAGAAACTAAACTATAATTAACATCGACTGGAACATCATATATTGGTGACCAGTATGAAAATCTATTTCTATCTTCTGTTGTTAGTCTATATCGAACAGAATATGATTCTGTTTCAGAGTTTATTGCTGGAAGATTTTCCTTCTTGATTATTATCTTAGCCATTATGCTATCCCAAGATTAAATCTAAATTCAATATAGTTATTTGAATTCTTATTCTTGACAATAGGATAAGCATTGCTAGATTTAACGATTGAATAACCAGTTAATTTATAAACTGGATTGTCTGTTGTTATGTTGTCAATTCTCATTCCATCAAAAGCAACATAATGATCCTCTGATGGAAGACTAGACTTTATCACAGAAGTAAAGATTCTACAAACCCTGATATCTGAAGCACTAAAATCATTTGATGTAATTAAGTCAGATATTGGGAAAGTAACAGACTTATACCTGTTACCTGTAAATTCTGATCCGTTTATGTAGATTTCTTTCTTGGCATAGCCATTTGATGTTGATATTTCATTTCTATAAAACTCAACCAAAATCTTTACATAGTCAGGATCTCCGCTTCCTAGGTAATCCTTGTCTATTAGGCTAAACGCAAGGGTAATAGTATCTGATGGGCTGTTGTTTCCAATATTAAAGTTAACGCTATTTAAGTGAACGTGAGTTGATCCACTATCTGCCGCCCAAGAACCAGTAGCACCAGAGATTGTAGATGTGTCGCCTCTGACAAAAAGATTCTGATTAAGAAATCTTGGACCCTCTTTTCTCAATCTTCTTTGAACTCCATGAAGATTTATATCATCAGAAGGAGCATAGAAAATTGTTTCTGTTGTTGTGATATCTCCAGCAGAACCTAGATTTGTTACTAGTGGTGGCTGAGTTATTGATGTTCCATGACTTTGCCAAGAACTTGTAAAGTCAAAAAGAAGGTGACTATCAGAATTAACAGCAAGGCTGTTGCTTGGTGCAGACCATAATCCTACTTCAGTTATTTCATATCTATTTTCTGCTGGTAGTTCAGCACTCAAAGAAATTTTAGTTGTACCATTGTCATCAACAAATCCCTTAGAGACAATGGGAACCCTAGCCATTTCAAAATCAAGAACACCCTTTTCATTTAATCCCGCTGGAGTGGGGTCACCAGTATCTAGCGGCTCTGCTCCGCATCCAATGGCTATGTGTGTTGCATAGGCAGAAACTTGTCCAAGAAGATATTTTGATATAACATCTTTGCCATTATCTGTAATCATTAAATGTTCACCGTATTAATTGTACCACTGGAAGCCACTTCTACCTCAATAACCTCATTTGGATAAACGTCGTCAATCTCAATGACAAGGTTTCCATCAGCATCAATATATGGGATATTCATGCCCCTATTTATCAAATCTATGGAGAATCTAGAAAAATTATTACCTGCTGAAGTTGCAGTAGAAATAATATTATTTGGATTAAACCTTCTTCTTAGTGAAGATAGATTTTTAATTGGAGAATATGATACTTCTTGACCATCTATCAAATCTGATCTTGACATATTTGCTAGTTTTATTCCACCAATATCTTCATACATGAGATCCTCAAGAAGACCTACTGGAACACTTGCATCATCAAAAACAACTGTATCAATTGGTGCCTGCTTAATGGCAAAATTTGACGCAATAGATCTAAACTGTGGAAGAATTGGGGCTGGAGGGGGTGGAGGAGGGGGTGGACTATAAGTTGCTGGTGTTGATTGTGATGTTTGACCGTTCCACCAGTTTCTAGCAGCAGTTCCTTCTGCTGTCTGAGCAAGACCAGCATTATTAATTGGAACTTGACCATTACGCCAAGCCTCATATTCTCTATTTAATGCAGCCTGAACATCATTATAATTACTAAAAGTATAGTCTGCCACGTTATACCTCCGCCAGATACAATGTTGTAGTTAGATTTGGACTTTCTTTCTTGTAGTCAATATTGTATACAACATATCTTGTTGCTGTATCAGAAATAACATCCAAGCCTTCATTGTTCTTGTAATCAATTGTAACAATATCGCCTAACTGAATATTAGATGTAGCAAAGGTATTTATTCCAATTGTTTTCCTTGGATTCATGACCTTGTTAATAATCCATCCCATCATTTCTTCTGCCGCCGATGTTGTTTGCACATAGGGACTTTCAAGGCTAAACTCATTTAGACCATACTTCAACCTGCTGTTTTTTATCTCATCATATATCTGCTTGTTGATTAATGGATTGTACAACAAGGTATCTCCTTGTAGTGGAGGATCTGCAAGATTTCCAACCTTCTTGAAGTAATCATCTACAGTTAAAGAATATGTTGTGCTTTGAGTAAATGCAATACCAAGAATCTTTAGATAGTTCCCAGAAGTATCATCAAGTTGAATGTTTTTATCTATGCAATTAAAGATAAGGAAGTCTGCTCCATATGCCCCCGACTGGAATCCAGAAACAGAATATCCTCTTGATCTGTTTACAACTGGTGCTAGTTTTGCGTAGAGTGCTGGGTAGGCGCGATCATATCTTATGTTGAAATGAGCACACTCTCTCATAATGGTTCCAAATTCTTCATAGTATATTTTATGTTCTGGTGGTCCTTCTGACCCAACGGTAGACAAGAATGTATTCTGAATAAATCCATTAATAGCATATTTATAAAGCGCATCGCTTGTGCTTATATCTGAATCAACAAATGCCTTTGATACTGGAAGTTGTAATGATGTTGATGTATTTTGTGAATAATTATTGGTAAGAGCATAGATATTCTCAAACATACATCGTGAACTTCCACGAACAAATAGGGCCATGTTCTTGTACTCATTTAGTGGCTCATCATCATCAACAGTCGCTATCTGCTTTCCATTTATGTATAAATAGAATCTTCTCTTGGAACCTATATTAATGTATTCAACAGATAAATCATATACCGTCAAAAGATCTGATGTTGTCAACTTTGTTTGACCAGTAAACTTTCCATCATCAACATTGATAGAAGATAGCCCACTCCATAGTACCTGAGGAATTGCTATACTTTCTACACCCTTTGCAAGACCGATTGGAGAAACATCTGCCTCTGTTACATTTGAAGCAGTCTTGTTATATGAGAATGTTGTTGCATCTTCTGATACCGCTGTAATGGCAAACGTTCCATTAAATGTTGAATCAACTCCAGTAATAATGACCTGATCTCCAACCACAAACGAATGTGGCCTTGATGCTGTCAATGTTGCAACATTTGATGTGAGAGATTTTTTAATAATCTCAGATTGATTTGGTCCTGCCATAACCTTGTAGAAGAATATATTTGAGAAAGATGAATCCTGTGTAAGATCCTTTGATATTGTTCCGCCATTTCTACATTGGGTATTAATGCCTGTTGCTGGACTAATTTGATATTGTAAAGTCTTTCTGTCTTCTCCAATAGCAGTTACGGTAAATTCTCCGTTTGCCTTGAAGTCAGTATTTGCAGTATCGTTATAATCAATCAATCCAGAAACTGTAACTAGATCTCCAACATTAAAATCGTGCTGTGTGGTTGTGGTAATTGTTACCAAGTCATTGACGATTGTAACGATTGCCCCTTCTGGATATTTTTGAATGGTATATGATGAAACATTGTTATTAGTATTGTAAAGAGATACGTTATCTGTTGTCAAGGCTACAATCTCAAAGAAGTATCCATTATTAGTATCCTTATTTATATTGAATCCTAATCCTCCAGAACCACCAAGAATTGAAACATCCTTTGAAGGATCTGAGGATGTAATGGAGTTATCTCCATAGATTGTTACCGCTCCGCTTGGGGTCTGAGTCTTATTTGTTCCAGATTCAACCTTACCAATAACTCTCATCCTTGTACCAAAATGCTTAAATTGTTCTGGTAATTCTTTATAAACATAGGAAACAAAATCTGCTGGCCTTACTCTAAGGTCAAGTGTTGGTCCATTCATAATTAATGCAGATGATTGTACAGATCCAGCAACAGTTGTTTTTAGATAATTTGCATTCTTTTCGGTAAGATCCTTGTTTGTCATAAAGTTCTTGATGATGCCGTTTCTTGTCGTATTCTTTGCTTGAGCATCAGCATCAAAATAAAGTGTAGGATCAATGTATTTAGTTTTACCAGCAGTTGTTGCCGTCATGTTAGATGGGTATACAGTTTTTGATTTTCCATTAAACATATAGTCTTTAGTATTTTGAATACATCCTCTAACGTACTCATCATTTGTCCAATAATTGTCATTGGTTAAACCAGCAGAATGAGATGTTATCTGTGTTCCAAACTGACCACGGCCATGAGACTTTATTTCTCCATTAGCCATTTGCAGAATATCTCCGTTATATTCATACTGAGGTTCTGCATATATTCTTACGTTTCCTGTTGGATACATCTTTCCATTAAATTCCAGATTTCCAAAATAATCTTGGTATTCATGGTTGTTGCTAATCCAAACATTTCCTACACCTTGTACCGAATATTCAACTGCATCGTATCTAATAATTTCGCCGTTTGCATAAAGATAGCCAGCAAAGTTTGTCATCCACAAAACATTTTCGCCAAGGTCTATGACATTGTTCTTTATTGTATTGTTTATAACATAAGGTACATCAGAGGTTAGATCGCTATTAAGAGGTGCGGCAGCCAAAGAATAACCAGTCTGCTGAGATACAATTTCATTTTGACTTGTTGTTTTATCCTGTGCCGCTACCTCCCAAAGAAGTGATGGCTTATAAATATACGTCTGATAATCTGTATTTACATATGGTGCCTGAACAGTTGATCCAATAGATCTTTGAATATATCTAGTTGTGTAATTGATATTTCCACCATTGTATACCTTCTTATCCTTTGATGACAAGTTGATAATGTTTGGTAGATTGCCATCCTGATCATTTCCATATAGAACTAAATCTGTGCTTCTTTGATCAGAGGTAGGGAGGATATAGTTCTTTGACATAACTACAAAATTATTGTATTCGTCAAAGAACATTCCGCTTTGACTTGATACCGCCAATTGTTGCAGAACTTCTGCCACGTTTTGATCTGGACCAACAAAGAAAAAGGGAATAATAAGTTCTGATTCTCCTTCTACTCTTTTAAAAGTATAGTTGCTGAATCCAATATTATCCAAAAGCACAGTTATTGCATAACTAAGAGAAACATCTGTTAGCAACATTTGTGGAGCCTTTGCATATTCAAGGAAGAAATAGAAGTCTCTAAGAGACATGCTTATGGTTCCAGTGGTATCACTAACCTGTGGGAATCCTTGGGAATACATGGTCTTAATGGGAATGTAGTAGTCATACGACCCAATATTCTTAATAATGTCATAGAAATTAAACTTTGATGTTATGTCTGAATACTTTGCTAAAATGCTTCCCGTCATTGTTTCTTCATCAAAAACATTGTTTGAGTTTAGAGAAAAATCATTGTCATAGATTGATATATCTCCAACTGAAGCAATGAGATTTCCAACGGGTATTGAGTTATTGCCTAAATCAGATAGTGTTTTTGTTATAGAGAATGACAGAACTTTGTCTGAGATATCATATACAAGCCTTGGTGAAACCTCAATAAGATCAAATGTTGCATTAGGAACATTCATTGTTTCTACAACTAATCTAATTCCTCTGATAAATTGAAACTCTCTGTATACCGTTTCACCTTCTGATATAAAGTATTCTGGGTTTACTGGTGTTTTGAGAATTTTACTATTTCTAGTTATATCTTCTTCTGAAATATCCCAGTCATAATCTGGTATAAAAGATGCCCACTCTGATCCAGTATAGACATACATGGTCCCAATTTCGCCAACATTTTCTCTAACAAGATACGCATATCCAACTGGTGCTGCATCTGGTAGAAGTGATGCTGAGGTGATTACTTCTGCAAAGGTAAAGGTGTCAGCATATTCATCTGGAATGTTTAATCCATATGAAATTTCTACATAGCCGTCTGCCTTGATGATTGCTGTTCCATCTTTTCTTGTTTCATTTTCTTCAAATGATCTTATTGTTACCCATTGAGAATCATAAAGTGCTTCTATTCTCCACTTCCTAGGAACGGTTTTATTTGCATCTCCATATAGTGGATCATCTACCATCTCATTGCCAAATCGGAATGGACCTAAATTTTGTTCGCCTACATTAGTTTGCATCTTAATGACAATTTTATTTGTTGGAATCTTTTCTTTATATACCACGAATGGTACGGCATCGTCTATTGAATAGGTTCCGTTTGCTGCGCTTTTTGAAATACCATATTCATAATTTGTATTATCAAAAGATTCTGTTCTATAGGAAGTCCAGTATTTAAATTGATCATATTTTGATGAGACATAATATCTTGGGCGACGAGCAACGTATCTAGTCAAGTCATCAATATACTGATTGTATCCATATGACGCACCAGCGGTTCCAAGATAAAGCATCTTGTTAATTCCAGATCTTGGCCTGTATTGCTTAATGCAATCCTCAAGGGAGTAAAGCAGGTTCATTTTCTTTTTAGGTGATACCAAAAAATCTGGAGTATTATCATCAGCATATCCATTATCTACTACAATATCTGAATCTGTGGCACCAGTATAGTACCCTCCAGAATCGACAGGATCATATGATGATGGAACATTTAGATATGTGCTGTAAACAGATCTATCAATATTTCTAAGTCTGTAGTTTCCCAGCCTTTCAATATTTTCTGGCTGGTTTAAATTCCACTCAACATAGACTGCGTGCTCATTTTCTATGGTATGAGATGTTGCTAGATGATTTTTTAATTCATCAGACTGGAACATTACACTTCTTCCAATGTCAAGGAAATATTCCAAAAGTCAAAATTAGTTCCCCCACGCTTAGTAATCGTATAGTCAAATGATGCAAAATACATCTGCTTAATATCATTGTAAATTGCTAAATGATCGAATGAATCATCATCTATAACTCCATCAGTTGTAAAGTTAATATATTTGTCATAGGCTAAATATACCCAGAATGGTCCAGAATGATTTTGATACCATTCCAAAAGTTCTACTCCACCCGCACCGCCATCGACAGTATTTTCATAATCTGTTGGATTTGGCATTACTGGTTTTCCATCAGGACCGAATGAGATATCTCTATTAAATGATCTTGATGGTAAGTTGCTCCATGCAATAGATATATTTGTTTTGTCAGCGGTATGATAAGAACGCATTGTTCCATTAATCATTCTTTGTCGTGTCTCAATTCTTTGCTGAGATATTGAAATTTCTCCTCTATTGTGATCAGACAAAACAATGAAGTCTTCTTTTTCTGTGCCACTTGGATAATATACTCCATCAGTTAGCGTACCAGCATTGTCTGAAAAAAGCAATGCTTGTGGCCTTGCATAAACTTTTCTGCCAGAAATATATGTACTAGTAGCCACGATTACTCCTTACTGCTGATCCATCAATGTGCTTGATCTTCATAATTACCCTGTTTGCAATTTCATCTGCGGAGGCATTCGGCTGAGTTACTGGAACATTGATGCTATATGTATTATACACTGGAGCAGAGATATTTGAAATATTTGATCCTGATTGAACAGGAAGAGACATTTCGCTTCCACCGTTATTGTATCTTGGCATATTAATGGCACCCATATTCATGCTGGAAAGCATATTAGATCCATACTTTTTAACAGCAGCCTTACGCATAACAAATTCTCCAGGGGTAAGCATAGCAAGCATTGAGTCCATATTAATATGTCCTCCATTGGCATATTTCTTTGGAACCATTCCACCCATATACATTTTCTTAGTAGCAGAAACACCAGATGAATATGCTGCATTTACTGCATTATCTCTTGTAGAAAGTATTTCGGCACGTCTTGCATTATACTTTTCAACTGCTTTTGCAAATTTTTCTTTATCCGCTTTACTATATTTTGCTGGATCTGGAGCGGGACCAATAGCCAAAAGAGATTGTTTCATTGCTTTATTAGCATTAACAATTTGTTGAGCAACATTGTTCCAATTATTAGCAAGTGCTGCAACAGCATCATTTTGGGCATTAGTCAAATCATACTGATCTATCAATGCCTGCTGAGAATCAATAAGTGCTGCAAAGGCATCTTCTTTTTCTTGCTTAATTTTTTGTTCTGCTGCTAATTGTTGCTGCAATGGATCAAGTCTGGTTTTTTGAATATCGCTTATTTGTGATTCACGAATATATATTATGTCTTTTATTGTTTGTATTTGTGAATCAATTGATAGTTGTTGATCTTTAAGTGGAATCATATCAAGATTTCTTTGATAAATCACATCTTCAATATCACGAATCTGCAAACTTGTTTGGTAGGACTGTTCTTTAATCGCTGCTATCTGTTGTTCTGCCTGCTCTCTTGTTAGCCCACCACCAGTTCTTAGTCCAGCAACAGCATTATTCATTCCTTGTTGAAGTGCTTCTTGCTGTTGCTGTTGTGCAAACTGAGCATTAGCCTGAGACATTTGATTTGCTGCTTGTGCGGCGGCATAAATATCTCCTTCAGAAAATGCTTTTGCAACATCAAGTTGTGATTTCTGTTGATTAGAAATATGTTCATTTATTTGAGAAATCTTTGTTAAAGCATCAATTCTCTTTTGATACTGATCTTTAATCTTTGTTTCTTGCTTTGACATAATTTCTAAATCATGAGAAAGTTTATCTGAAACACGATTTCTTAATTCATCTTCTCTTTTCAAAGACTCTATTCTTCTTTGATCAAGTTCATTTTCTCTTTCCTTAGCATCTATTTGACGCTGAATCATTTCTTTTTGTCGTTCAAGGGTTTTTATCCTGTCATTATCTGCATCATTTAATCTTTGAATTGCAGCAATTTCTTCATTAATAATCTCTATTTGCTTTTGATAATTTTTTATAGTATCGTCTATTGACTTCATTTGTTGCTTGTGCTGAAGTTGCTCAACTTCCATCAAATCTTTTAATCCCTGCATTGGTTCTCTTGTTGATTCATCAAGTTGCTTGTACGCCTTCATTAATTCAAGCAAAGATGTTTTTGTTTTTCCTGATGCTGCACTGACAATTGCAAAAGCATTTGCGCTATCTGATGCTATTGATGAAGCATTTTCCTTAGTAAATCCAGCACTTTCTAAAATACCTTGTGCCTTATTTTGTTGCTTTTTCCCTGCAATTTGTGCTTGAACATTTGATAATGTGGAGGCAACTGTTGAATCAGTATAATCTGTAATTAGTTTCTTTAATTTTTCTTTATTCATTTTCAATAGTTCTGTAGCATTTTTAAGACCATCCTCGCCCATACCTATTTGATCAATAATTGCTTGAGGAATGCTTACCCCTTTTATATTTCTTATTTGATCCATTAAGCCAGGAAAAAGTTTCATATTTGCTTTTGTATCTGCAATTAATTGTTGTAGCCAAGATCTTGATCCACGTTGTTGATCGTTACGACTTTCTTGTGGAATTGTAATGGACCCATCTTGTGCTAAGGCATTTGCTCCTGCACCAGTGGGAGTTGGTGCTGGAGCACCACTTGGAGTTGGACCGCCTCCAACTATTCCAGTTATATCTACATGACCAATTTCTTGTATAGTTGAACCTAATCTTTGAGCCGCCCTTATTGCCATATTAATAATATCAATAGTATTATTAACAAAATCTTCAAGAGTTTGTAATGCTTTACCAAAGAAATCACTAATAAAACCAGGAATAGCAGTAAAGAAATTGTAAAGAGAATCTCCTAAACCTTTCAATGTAGATCCTATAGGACCAGTTGAATTTAGTATAAAATCTTTTATTTCTGCAAATTTTTTACCAATGGCAGCCGCTGTTGCCTTAATAGCAAAAACCAATAAACCTATTATCTTAATAAAAACCTCTATTGCTTTGGTCGCTATAGTCCAATAGACGCCGAATGCTTTAATTGCAGCAGAGAATACTCCTTTAATGAATGCAACAATTTTTTGTCCTATACTCTTAAATGTATTAAATACATCTGAGCCGCCAGAAATTTGATTAAACAGTTCTGAAAATGCTTTTCCAATATTACTTACGCCATCACGAACCTGTTGAAAGTTTTTATAGGCAAGAACAAATGTTCCTACCAATGCCGCAACTGCCGCTGCAATGGCTGCAATGGTTATACCAACAGGATTCGCTACAGCAGCAAGTCCACCAACTGCTCCAGTCGCTCCCTCAGCCCCTGCTACAAGTGACCCAAGTCCCTCTGATGCTATTACTGCTTCTGTTCCTACTTCAGCAACAGGAATTGCAGCCTTTGCTGCTCTTGATCCAAGCATTTGCATAGCAATTCCGCCAATGTCAAGCAATCCTGTAAATGGTATTAATGTATTAGCAACATCTCCTACGGTTCCCTCCATTCCAGATAGTGCAAATGTTGCAGTTGTGGCAGCCAAGCCTAAACCAGTAATTGCACCTCCAGCATTCTTTATCATTGATGCTGATCTTCCTGGATTATTTGGTCTTCCTCCTGCTCCAGATGCAGGTCCAGCAACTCCTGGAACTAGTGGAGATGATGGACCACCAACAAGAGGAGGTAGGGTGATTGGTATTTTAGATCCTTCCTGAATTGCAGCACGAATCTTCATCATCAATTCTTCTGCTTTTTGTACTGCTAGTGGAGTACCTTCAACAATTCCAGCGGCAACTCCTCTAGGAATTTCTTCAGAAAGATCTGATGCCACTCTTGATGGAGAACTAATTCTCCACTTTTCACGCCAAGCCAATATCGTTTCGTCTAATGCCATTTGTGCAGTCAATTCTGCTTGTGCTCTAAGTTCAGCAGTGTCTACAGTAAAGAAGCCGCCTGGCATTGATGCTCTTGCTCTGGCAGCACCTACTGCCCCGACTGCACTTGGGGCAAATCCTCCAGTAACGCGGGACATTGTTGATGTAGTAGCCAACATATCTTGTAGAACTCTGGATTGAATCTGCAATTCTTCTTCAGTCAATGCCAAGTTTCCATTAATCTTACGCATTATGGAATCTGCTTGATCTGAATCCTGAACAATACTTCTTAAATGATTTTCATATAATTGTCTATTTGTTTCAGATCCAGCAAGAATGTTTGAAAGTTGATTTTCTGATTCAGTTTGAGGCATCCAAAGTCTTGGGTCCCATGCTTCTGCAAAAGTTTTTTCAAAATTGGAAAGTTGTGCTGTATGCGCCCTAGTAATTTGAGTAGCACTTCTTAATGCAGCATCTCTTTCACTTTCCAATGCCATTCTTTGACTTTGTTCTAATGAATCGTTTTCTAATAATTGAGCATAATATCTTGCTATTTCGCTTCTTGCTTCTTGTGCCGCTGCGGTAGCGCGAGCAAATTCTTGTTGTGCTTGTTGAGGATTCATTAATGGATTTTGTGCAATACCCTGCTGTATTCCCCCTTTTATACCAGCAGAACTTGCATTATATCTGGCTTCTGAAACTCCCTTTAGGGACATTCCAGCATCAAGCATTGCTCTTTTAACTTCTTTTGCGCTAGCCTTAAGTTCTATTCCTTCTTGTCTTGCAACTTGTTGAGCAGATTGCATATCTCTAAGAATTTGAATAAGTGAGTCTGCCACCCCTTGGCCTGCTTGTAAAGCACGATCAACCATGTTTTGTATTGCTGCATCCTGCTTTACGCCTCCAGTAGCAATATTTAATATTTCACCACCGCCAATATTAATGTCGCCTTTGGCAAATCTTCCAATTTTACCTTGATTCATTGCTTCAAGAATTGGTCCAAATTTTTGTGTTGCACTTTTTGTTATTACAGATTCTCCAGGAGTAAGAAGTGCTGGAACAGAATCTTGATTTCCAGATCCAGGAACAATTCCACCAGTCGCCATTCTTCTAGGTGTCCTAAATCCTTGAGGCAAACCTCCTGCTGCCGCATTTGCTCCACGAACATATGAAGCGTATGCACGAGTTAAAGATATTACTGCTTCTTTTTGAACATTAAGAGCAGATGTTAGTCTATTTGTTTTTCCTTCTAATGAAGATGCTGCTGCGGCTGCGTCAAGTTCTTCTCCAGTCATATACTTGAATACAGAGCCACCACTTTTTATTTTATTAAAAAGTGTATTTACTAAAGACAAACCTTTAATCATGTTACCAGCAAAGTTGGCAAAAAGACCTACAAGCATGATGGTTGCAGGAACAACTGCTCCAAGGCCAATTGTTAAAATAGTTATAAATTGCTTTACTCCAGGACTAAGTTCATTAAACTTATCAAGTAATTTTGTTGCAAACTCAATTACTGGAGTGGCAACCTTAAGAAATGTTTCTCCAATGGGAGCAATAGCAATCTTTAACTTTTCTACTGCTGATTGAAACTTTGCAGTTGTGGATTCCGCAATTTGGTTCAAAGATTTGTCAGACATTGCTGCAAGATCTTGAACACTCATGCCAAGAAGATCCATTGATTGCTTTACTTGACCAGTCTTATTGTTGATGTTATCAAACAATGCGCCAATACGAGCAAATTGATATTTTCCAAAAACTTTTTCAAGGACTTGCTGACGGCTAAATTGATCTAGTTTTCCAAGTGCAGCGCCAAAAGCCTCTACTGTACCCATAAGGTCGCCCCTATTTACCTGAACAATCTTTTTAATATTTATTCCATATTGTTCAGCGGCTTTTGCACCTGCTTTTGTTGGATTAATTAGTGAAGCCAAACCAGACTTTAATGCGTTGGCTCCCTGTTCTGCTGATACTCCACCCTCTTTCATAGCAACCAACATGACGGCCAGATCCTTTACGTCACCGCCCAAACCTTGAATGACTGGAGCAACACGAGGAATGGCGGCGGTAAGATCGTCTACACTAAGAACAGTTTGGTTTGCCACTGCACCAATAAAATCAACAGTTGGCGCAAGTTGTTCGTTGCTAATCTTAAAAGCATTTTGCAAAGTAATAGTCGTTGTCAAAGCCTGTTGATAGTCAATTTGACCTACAGTTGCCAACCTCAATGCCTGCTCTGTATTAGCAGTAAGTTTATCGTTTCTCATACCAGCGGCAGCAGCAGTTGCTCCAATATTCATTGTGTCAGAAAGAGCAATACCATATTTAGTGTATTCTTTTCCTAGATCCTGAATAGCCTTAAGATTTTGATCTATCTCTTCTGGAGTAGTAAAGGCATCTCCGTAAACACGCTTAAAATCTCTTGACTGCTTATCAAGATCCATGAAAACTTTACTTGCTGCTGCTCCAAATGCTGCTAACGGAACGCTAAATCCAACCATCAACTGACGACCAGCCCATTGCGTATTCTTACCAAAATTAATTAGGCTTGTGCTTCCGTCATGAAGTAGTTTATTAAAGAGTTGCTGTCTTTGAATTGCTATTGCTGTATCAGCATTAAACAGGGTCATTGGCCTTACGGCCATTGCCTTTGTTGCTCCATTTTGCGCTTTTTCAAGGGCTATATATTGAGTTTGAAGTCTTTTTACTCTATCTTGAGCAAGATCCATAATAGCATTATGTTCTTGTGAAAATACCTTGCCAAAACTTTTTGTTGAAGCAATACCATACCTAAAATATTCTCCAAGAGATAGTTTATTTTTATCAATGGCCGTTCCAAGCCTGTTTACGCTTGACTCAACATTTACTATTGACGTAGAGAATTGTCCTGCTACACCAATTTGAGCATTAAGAGTATTTAATAGACTTTTTTGAGCGGCTACCGCAGCAGTATTACTTTTAATAACAGAGTTATTGAACTGAGTAATTCTGTCTTGCAAACTCTTTAATGACGCTAGTGCATCACTAGGGTCAACATTAATATTTATATTTGCATTTACATCAGCCACAGATTAGCACCTCTGTTTAATTATACACTACCCAAAAGGATTTTTTGCATTAGAAGCGTTGGAATATTCCAAGCCATCGCCAATACCAAAACCTGCTTTCTGTGCATTAATTCCAGATAAAGAAAGGATATCTTTTGAATTTGCAGCCTTTCCTCCGCTAAATACGCGAGCCTTCATATCCTCCCAAGCATTAGAAGACGCACCAGACTCTTTATCAAGATCTACCCCTTGTAAAGCAGCAAGAAACTTTTTCTCTTGATTATCTGATTCACGTTTAGCGACGAGGATTGCAGTAAGTTCTGGCATAGAAAGATTATTTTCTAACTCTTCATAATCCTTCCATATTCCTAAAAGGAATAATTCAGATTCTAATCTTACTAGGTCTAGTTCTGACCAAGAATCCCCGTCGCCAGAGCGTTTCCCGAATCATCAAACTTGATTCCAGAGGCTGCCTCAATTACCTTATATACGCTAGGAAGATCAATATTGTCTTCTAACTTCTCACGGTCTACCGCAAAATCTGGGGCATATTGCTTCATAGCAATCTGAACACAGTCAATAAGAATATCCATAGACTTGTCATTATCTTCAGCAACCTGCTGAATGCTTTCAAACTTCTTCATGAAGTCTCTAAGAAGAGAGATCTTCAATGGACGCATCTTTACCTTGCTTCCATCAAGGAGTTCAATTTCTGTTGTTTCATATACTGATGTTGGCATTATAGTCCTTTCATAACTATTGTGGAAAATATTATAGCATGACGAAAGCCCCCCTGTTTCCAGAGGGGCAATCGACTATTAAGTTATTTTGAATTATGCTGGTGTTGCAACGGTACGATCAACAATCTTTCCGTATGAACCATTGTTTGCTGGGAGCAAACGGAAGGATACGTCGAACATTGAAGGAGCATCGCGCTTTGCAGATACTGTAACATTGTCGATTGACAATGCACGGTAAGCAACGTAAATGCGCTCAATGTAGTTGCCTGGAGCACAGTCTCCTGTACCTGGGCCTACTGCAATGAGTCCACGCTCTACTGGACATTCTCCAATTTCACCTGACTTTACATTAAGAACGCTAGCGTCAGCCTTTGTTCCACTTTCTAGTGGATTATCAAGTTGTGTATCAGCATCAAGATCTGCATCTTGTGCTGCAATAGCAACAAGAAGGTTCTCAAGTGTTGCTTCTGCGAAACTGGTATTTAGGTTAACCTGCATACCTTGCTTGTAGAGTTTTGCAACGTCTAGCAACTGATCCACTTGTACTTCACCGAAATCTGGCTGGAATTGTAGTTCAAGACCATTGCTTGTGTAACCGATGTTGCGAACAACAGTAGTTGCATCGGAAAGTGTCTCTGTGTACTTTACATCACCGTCGAAATCTGGAAGTGTTGGGCTTGCATTTGTTGGGTCAAATTCTGCATCTACGCTGACGAAAAGTGCTGCTGCGCCAACGATAATCTGCTTTGAATCACCACGGGTATATGCCATATTTTTTCACCTCTTCTTTAATTAGATTGGCGGTGTTTCCTCATTACAATTATATAGCATTTTTATGACAAAATAGACTCTATTGAGTCTGTAAAATGATATTCTGCCTCAACAATGAATTGAGTAATATAGAATGGTCTTGTGCTGAAGTTTCTGTTGATTGAAGAATCTTCTTGATATACCCTCAAATTATGAAAATATACATTATATTGGGTATCTCTATTTCTATTCCATTCGTTTATATCCTGTGCGGCATCATCACATCTATCAAGAATATACTGAACGGCCAATCCCCATTGCAAGGATTCAATATCATTTGCCTTGATATTGTAAATTATATGATCTTTCTTTATTGGGTAAAATGGGCTAGAGGTTGTTCTCATTATTCTGTCATAGATTACATAAGCCTTGTTTTCCCATCCAGATCCGCTTGCAGAATCGCTTAGTGGGAAAAATGGAACGGTAGATCCATATGTGGTATTGAAAGTTGGCTCAAGTTGCTTCATGGTATCCCAAAGGTATCCATTTACAGTCAATACTGGAAGGGTAAGATCTGAAAGACTCATTCTATAACAACTCCAGAGATATCAAAATATTTTCTTCCTGCTTTTACCCCTACAGATTTGCCAGACTTAGTTCCCTGGGCAAAGTTTTCAGAAAATTCTTTTGCAGTAGAAAGTTTTTCAATAAAGGGTCTAAGTAAAGAATTTGTAAAGTAGTTGTTGAAAAAATCATCAACCGTATTGCCAAAACTTCCAGCAACTTCATCTCCACCAGGATGTTCTATATAAATAGAATTTCTTGTAAACACTGTTTCTCCATCAGCCTCAAATACTAGAACATCTGATCTTTTTGGCTTAATAGTTATGGCAATTGAATTTTCCATGACATTTGCCTTGTCTGGAAAAGTCTGCATAGATGTTGAACTCATTGTTTTAGATGGAAGGAATTTCCCAGTAATTGATATATTAGACTGAGTTGCATTTACGCTAAAGTTAAATAATCTTGAGTTTGACTGTCCCACACAATCCCATTCATAAACGTGATGAAGGGCATTAGGGTTCATTCTTGCTTTTGCATCAATATACTTTCCTAAAGCCTCTACAGTATACCCACCCAAAATTCTGTTAAACTCAATTTTTTCTAACTCTACTCCTTCAATGAAGCCATTAGAATAATTAACGCTATTCTTTAATATATTCCCCAGATTTATTGCATCAACCTTTACTGCTAGCATGTTGGCAACTCCCCTTGAATATCTGATCTTTCTAATTGAACTTTGTAATATTCAATATTGTTAAATGGACCAACATATGGCTGATTTGCTTTTATTTCATAGATAGTTGGTTGTCCTACATATCCACCAACTGTTTCAATAAAGAATGAAGGATCTGTTTCTAATCCACGAATATTCTTAACTAATATGTGAGAAACTGGATGGTATACCCCGTCTGAAGCCTTTCTAATGTCAGTTTGAGTTCTCCCATAAAGCATTGTCTCTAATTTGAAGAATTCTGTTCCGACTCTTCTAGTAGAATCAAAAGTAAAGTTTTCGTCATTAGCCTTATCACTTATGGAAAAGATTGAGCAATGTTCTGTCCTATCAAGCAACCACTTTTTAGTCATTTTCCCATAGGCGTCTTGTTCTTCTACTGCATAATAAATATCAACATGCATTGGAAAAAACAAACTATAACATGGACTCAGTTGCATTACAACACTCCAAGACGATAAATTGGTCTAACATAAGCGGATAGAATTCTGTCAGCAATTCTGTTTCCAGTATCTTTAAATGCCAACTCGCTAAACTTGATATTAAACTGATCGCTCTTGTATTCTGAAATATATTGGTTGACATATGGCAAGTTATTGCACTTAATATCATTAATGATGAGAGTTGTTGCTTGCTTTATATCAAGCGGAATAATAGGCCATCCTGCTTCAACATTAACTGTATAATCCCATCCATTTGGAAATGCTGGCACGCCAGTTCTTGCCTGAATGATGTTGGGAGAGTCATTGGTATTGTGAAGTGTAAATGAGTCTGATGCAGCAAGTTCTGTGTCTACAGAGTTTCCTTGTCTTCTATCCCATGCCCCCTGATAAACAACACTAATGGTTGCCTTGTCTGGGGTAATATAATATTCTCTTACATTGACAAACTCTGGATCTTCTGAGTCATATACTAAAACGTTATTTTCATATACCTGCAAAATTTTGTTTAGGCGATATGGAAGTGATAAATAATCTGTTCCAAGTCCAACTGCCTCAATTCTTTCAAGGGTATACTTAAATCCACCAGTAATAGAGTTAATAATCGCACGGGCAATCATTTCATAGTCTGTAATGCTTATTAATTCTTCTTCTGTTGTAGCAAGAGAACTAGGAATAACATATGGACGCATAATTGTAAGCGTATCTAGTACGACAAGAACATCATCGGCATCAAAAATTTGAACCATGTATTCGTCATCATATTTTGAAAAATAGTCTGTTAATGTGACTGCTAGATTGCCACTCCCATTACTTGTTGCTGTAATATTTTCAAGAACATTACTATGATCATCAGAAATTACAACATTGTACTCTGAATCATTTTCCAGATCAGAATATGTTATTACAAGTGGGAATGGCTCTAATCTAGCAATCTCCATTATTCTTTCCCGTAAAAGGTAGCCATCTCTTGTGGTGTTGCTAGTCTAACACCCTTACGAGTAAGCCACTTAGCGGAAGCCTCCTTGGTGACAATATTGTAGCCAGCCTTTACCTTTCCTATACCTTCCCAATAAGAATTCTTGGGTGACCAAATAGCAACCTTCTCTACTGCTTCTTCCTTGTGCTTGACCTTGGCAACAGGCTTGTCGGCAACCTTTGATCCAATAATTCCGTCTTTTTCAGAATTAAGGTTAGATACGGCTGGAGCCTTTGGTGCTTGATCTGGACCAGTAATAACGATCTGATCGCTATTTTCTTCTGGCTTTACCTCAGTAATTGATGAAGTAACTCCACTGATCTTTGCAACTATGTCTGCCTTTGTCTTTGCTTCCTCAAGGTCAATGCTGTTTGTATCAGCATATTCCTTCAATTCCTTAACTGTCAACTCAGTTAGATTTTCTGACATGTTAGTACCTCCTTCTCAATTATATCAGAATATACTTAAGGGAGGCAGTTTTTAGGCTGCCTCCCCGCCGTATATTTCAGTTATCTAATCAGGCATCAGAGGCTGCATCTGCGTAAGCAATTGCATCCAATTCTTCCCAAGCGATACCAAAACGAACGAATACTGTGTATTCGATGGTGTCCTTCTTTGGACGGTACTCACGATTTACAGAGATATCGCGCTGGAAGCCCCATACGCGGTTCTGTGGGAATGTGAGTTCTACATAATCTGCTGGGAAGTAAGGAACTTCCATGACGGGAAGACCAAGGGCGCGAGTAATGCGAGCATTACCGATTGCCTGATCTGCACCTGACAGATATGTATCACGAGCACCGAATGTGTAGACTGAATCGGCAAGAGTTCCGTTGCTTGCAACGATACCAGCAAAGGTATCTGTGCCTGCATAGAACTTCAAACCGCTACGGACTGCACGGTAACGGCGAGGAAGTGCATTGATGATTGACTGAAGAACTTCTGGGGTCCACTGGTTGTTTGTAACAGTGACAATGGCCTCATGTGAGTCACCACCTGTAGTTTGATTGACGAAACCGTTCATGATTCCTAGGAATGGATCGGCTCCACCATCGCCATTGATGGCGAGATCCTCAAGGTCGTTTGCAAATGCACTTGTCATTAAACGAACTAGATGATCCTCTACTGCACTACCTTCGATGTTATCTTCCAATGCCTCAGTTGAAACTTCCCAATCTAGACGAATCTTCTTGGTTGTAAGATCAACCTTGGTAAAGGTTGCACCAGCGTTTGTGTAAGCACCATCTGCCTGAGCAGCGGCACGGATTACACGCTCTCCTACATTGACCTTCTCAAGTTCAATCGTGTTTGCACGCATTGTTACCTTGCGACCGTCTTGTGCGAGAACTGTGCCATCCCAAACGTAGTCGATAAAACGACGGCTCTGTTCTGGGTTTAGAATACCACCTGGAGCACCTACGGGATTGATACTGATTGGAGTATCATCTCCGTAATTAGCATTTGGGATGTTTCCCAAAATACCTGCTGCGGGATCGGTAACTGTACCGATACCACCTGATGCAACGGAACCTTGACCTTGGTACAACCCAGGGGCTGTTCCTCCGTACTCTCCGCTCTGACCAGGCTGATTCTTTAAAATATCTTGTGACATTGACTTTCACCTCCTGTGTATGTTTAATTATTTAAATAGGTCGGCATTTGTGAGGAAACGACCGTCCCATAGGGATTTTTCCATAATTACTGGATTTTCCTGCACGATCTCGCCAAGATCGCCAGACTTGCGGAAAGCGGTATCCTTTTCTACTGCGTCTACACGCTTACCAAAATTATCATAGTTATCCTTTACTTCCTTTACCTCGCCACGAACTCCAGTAACTTCCTTGCTAAGGTCCTCAATCTTAGCGTTAATGGACTTCATTGTTTCGGCAAGGCTAGAAATGGCAACAGTAACATCTGAAAGAATTGACTTTGTGGCATGAAGTTCTGCGTCATAACCCTTTCCTCCTGGCCCCATTGCCTTCATATTTGGATCATCCATTTCGCCTTCTGCTGCATCTTCAGCGGCATCGGCTTTTGGATCGGCCTCTGTTGCTAGATTGTCTCCTGCATCATCCATTTCTGTCTCTGCATTTTCCTTAACAGCGAATGCAGTTTGTGGTTCAGGATTCATTTGCTCTTGATTCATATTTACAGCCTTTGTTACATCTGTATCGAATTCATCAACAACAATAACGTCTGACTTGGCAACCTCATCTACAGAGGTGGGTTCAATATTTGTGTCTTCCATTTTGCTTACCTCCTTTACCTGCGATTTATTTATCGTGTTAATTGTTTCTAATGAAGAAACATTCTTAATAACACGACGACTCGTTGGTACAATTGTACCTTCTTTTTGTGAATATACACGAATAACGGCAATAGGGTCATTTTCTTTTGCAAAAAGAGCCATTTCGTCGTTAGAAATTCTTGCTGATCCCTTTTCGATCATTTGAATTACCTTGCCGTAAAAGTTATCACACTTGACATAAGCGTTCTCATTTACTGACTTTGATAACTCTTTTCTCTTTGTTTCAAGAAGAATTGACTTAATAACATTTGCCTTATCTATGTCATTGTTTTCAACAAAACCAATATTATACATTGACTTATCGCATTGGGGGCAAGCAGAAGAATTGTCTCCTGAAAGACGAACAATGTCATCAGAATTACACCAAAAGATATTTTCAATTACTGCCTTGGTAAGATATCCAGTTGCTACGCCTTTTTCAATGCTAACAACATTAGCAAACTGGTTTGCAGGATTGTCAACCAAGGATAGTTCATTAAGTTGATATTCTTTGATTACACGAATGGGCTTATCTAGATTCTCATCATAAATATCATCGGCCTTATCAATACTACCACCGATAGAAAATCCTGTGAGGGTGCCGTCAAGGACCTTTTCCCATGTATCCTGAGCACCCTTGCTTACATAAGCAGAAACGAAAACGCCATTATAAAACTTCTTTGATTCTTGATCAAAATACTTATCTTCTTTGAATGAAACAACCTTGCCAACAGCAACTGGCTGATGCATTTCTCTAAGATTGCCACGGAAAGTTTCAAAAGCCTTGATGCTTGCTTCTGCTGGAACAATATCGCCTTGCTTGTCAACATTGTCTAGTGTTGCAAAACCAGAAACGATACGACGTTCCTTATCTACCTTTGCAATTGGCATTGATAGTCTAATGTTTTGCTTATCTGTGGACCAAGAAACTTTATTTATATCCATACTATTTTCCATTATACACCTTTTATTAAATTGTTATGATGTTTTTGCGCCTTCGCCCTTAGGATTTCTTCCAGAAATTGCCGCTGCACCATCTGATTGATTGTTGGCTCTTTCTGCATCTCTTTGGCGATTCTGTGCTGTATTTGCGCGAGCATCCGTTGCTTGACGAGCGGTAAGTTCTAATGGTGCATCTCCACCATCAATTTGAGCCAAGCCAATTTTTTCACGGACTTCGTTGGGAAGCATAGCCTTTGTCTTAAGGTATCTTTCGAATATTTGAGATTGAGCAACTTCATCAGTAAGTGTAAGTTCATTGAACTTCAACTCTACTGCATCTGTCTTTTCTTTAATAATCTTGTTGATAATCTTTTCTAAGTATTGCTGTGCTGGACGAGAAACCTGTTCTTTGAATGTACGATCTTGAGACATTGCTGCTGCAACGGCTGCACCATCTACGCCGCCCAACTTTGATAGAGGAACCTGATGGGCCATAAGAATGTCATCACGATTCTGGCGACGATACTTCTCAAATGAAGCCTCTTGTACACCAGACTCAATTGGATGCATCTCAAATTCAATCTTGCTTCCTTCGCTATCCCCAGGAAGCGGGATGTAAAGTGTACGATGACTTTGACCTTTGAGTCCTGTCTGCAAGAATCTAAACAGTTTATCCTCTGCCTCTGGGGTCAACTTCGCCCCCTTTACGGTAACGATGTATCGTGGAACAGCCTTATTCTCAAAGTAATCAATGTTATATTGTGCAGCCATTTGATCTCCAACAAGTGAAGTCATTGCTGCCATAATGTCTGGAATACCATAGAAGGTGTTAAGTGGTGAATATTCCTTGATATGAATAATCTCGTTGGGACGAGGATCATCAGTAATGGGGTTAGGATTAGTAGCACCAAAATTACGGAAGTATACAATCGTACCAGCGATAATCTGAATATATCCGTCACGAATACGACGGACTCTTACCGTTGTTGATGGTATGTGTCCAATGTATCCGATATCTCCTGCAACAGTTCTGCCAATTTCAATATAGCCATTTCCAGTAGCCTCAAGATCTGTCACCACCTTTTCCATAGTCTTTGTAAAACTATCTTCGTCATTGCATGACTCTAGCCATTCTGTAAGTTGAATCTTTAATCTTTCTATTCTTTTCTTGGCTGCTGCCTTGTTCTTTTCATTTTCTACCATATCCAACTTCATTACTGTTGTTGGAGTCATTTGGAAGTTGTATCCAAGACCAACTGTATTAGATACCTTGGCATCAATAGCAGCATGGTTAGCAAATGATGTGTCATAGTAGGAAGAAAGTTCATAAAGGTTATATGGTGGTGTGATTACGTCAAAGATTCCGTACCCATTACGGTATACCTGACCAGGATTAATTCTCTTTGAACTAGCACCCTTTCCTGCTGGTTGTGCCAATGATGTAATAATGTATGATTCTGCAATTTGTCCATCTGCCTGACGAGGAACCTGATTTACAGTAGTATTTGCCTTTTCAACTCTGCTTGTCTTTCTCTTAAAGTTTGTTGAAGCACCTCTAAGGTCGCGCAACTCTTCCCAACTCTTAGCAAATGGATCTAGTGAACCAAAAACATCTTCCTTATTATATTCAGACATTCTTGCTTCTACATACTTTTGAAAATCTTCCATTATCCTTCATCTCCATAAAGTTCAAGAGTCTTCTTGGCTGCTGCAACTGCTCCAAGATCATTCATTGTTGGAATGAGTCCCTGCTTCATTCTGTCAACCTGCTCGCTGTATTCTTCATCTGTTGCTCTCTGAATACCTGCGTAGAACCAAGGAGATCCATCTGGCTGACCATAATGAGCAGCGGCTGCCTTGAGTTCTGCCATTTTAGCAATATCCCCACGATTTGCTGGAATATTCAAAAGATTTCCTTCGCCATCATGAAAAAGGTGACCATTTGGTAGTTTCCAAAAGTATAGACCCCAATCATACATTTTAGGGATGAAAGTTGCCTTAGACTTACCAATTTTTGGCTTATTACCGTTGCTCATGGTTATAAGTATACCAGATTACACTGGTTTTTCGGCATATGATGACCAAAGTGCGTCAGAGAATATGCTAAAAGCATTTGCAGATACTTCGATTCCAGTATCATCATCTATAACTTGTCTGTTTGTGCCAACATACTTTGAATAGATTTCTTTTGGACTGATGGTATAGGCACTTTCTTGACTTAGAATATAAACATTCTTCCACTGTGTGCCCTCTGGATTATCGGCATACCAGTATTGCCAAGTAAGATCCGTTGGACTTATGTCCAAATCACTAAGGACATTAAGCCAAGGTCTTGCAACCAGGCTTTCTGATTTTCCTAATCCATCAACCATGTAATATGAAATATTATTAAAGGTGATTCCGCCCAACATGTTTATTAGACCTGGATAGTTATCAAAACTTAATCCTTCATTAAAGGAGAAGCCTATGCTATTCCATTCATTAAGTTTTACAATAGGATTTTTTACATAAATACCATTTTGATAGTAGGATATATTATAAATTTCTTGCTTCGATATCTTATCTCTGGCAAAAATTACCCCCCTTTGTGCTGAATAGTCTGGGTAGATACAAAATTCTATTTGTTGGTTTAATGAATCTATTTCAAATATTGGCATATTTGTTTCTGGAAAGTTTGGAAGATCATACATCATCCATAATTGCATGGCACCAACTGAAAACTTTGATTTTCTGTTTGAGTTTACTGGCATAGAGAAACCATATTGTTTTTGTCCAGATCCTTTAGTAAGAACCTTGACTCCAGAGGTTTCTGTCATATAAAGATAGGGCGTATTTCCTTTATAAATTAACATTGGATTCTTTTCTTTGTTGTTGTAATAGAATCCATCTAGTACATATGGATACAGTGGAACACCAAATTTTGTTCCAAACTGATTAAATGTGTTTTCATTAAGGGATCTAGAGGTAATTTCCATATCTCTAATGTTTAGTGGAGCACTAAGTATACCGTCCTGATTTATGGTAAAGTGAATAACCATAGCAACGTCATTAATATTTATATTCTTTGGTGGATAAATAACAACATTGTCGGTGAACTCAAACTTTGTAGAATATGCCTTGTACGGACTTTCATTTGTATTCTCTGCTTGTGCATCAATTACAAGTGAATCCGTTAAAGATTTTGTATATGGGAAACTACTAAGAGGCTCGTTTGCACCTTCTTGCAAAAGTTGGAAGGTAAGATCCGCTTGTATTGATGACTTTGACATATCCAAAACAATGTCTACTTGGTTATTATTTTTAAGATCATTATAATTTGTATACCCCGTTATAAACTGATCATCAAGAATTTCGTAACTCTTTGCTACTGGATTATTATAAGCATTAAATAATTCTGAATATGTCCATCCTAGATTTTCTATTATTTCTTCGATATAGTCAATCATTGATGGATAACCAAAATTTATTTGCATAAAATCTAGATCGTAGTAAGAGGTATTATTTTTATTTCTTATATAACTAGCAAAGCGAGATAGCGGGTAATATTCTTCCCACTGAGATGAAACAGATATATCAAGGAAAAATCTGTTATACCTTTTCATTGCAACAAGGGTATAACTTGCAAAGTGTTCTTCAAAAAGACCATTATCTCCAACGTTTGTTATTCCATTAAATCTAAAGTGACTTGAAACTTCATTAAAGTTTATTTGATTACAAAATCCTATTCTATAAATTTTTCCTTCAAATGTTGTAATACCGTCCCCACCAACATACATTTCTATTGATGATGGAGATCCAAAGAATGCTAATAGTTCGTATCCAAATTCTGTAGAAACCCACTCAAAATTTAGCCCCACCACAAAATGACTATCAATAGATATTGGATCTGTATAAAAAACATTTCCATCAAAAGAATACTCAACATGTAGTCCATTTACATTGATCTCTAAACGTGTTCCAGTTATGGCATTCACAAAATGTATTAATGGTCTTGTTTCGTTGATTTCTTCATTTATTTCAAATACTCCGTATATTGCACTTAATGGATCTGTAAGAATATTTAATGTTGGAAAATTCAAATATGATGTTTCATTCCAGTTTGTACCCGATGTTACCCAAGCACCATCATCAATATTTGGCCTAAATGTAAAGAATTTTGGATGATCTTCTGCTGGATACTCTAAAAGATTTACTTCTTTATTTGCTGAATACCAGTCACTTAATTTTCTTCCTCCAATATTTATGACTGGTAAAGAGTAATTTGGCAATGATACTGACGTTGTTCCAGCATTAATATTATTGAAGTATCCAGCATCCCACCTGAAGGTGTCTGGGTAAACAACGTTTGATGTATAGTTAGCATTTGAGAAATCTATTGCTGCCGCTGTCCCCATAAACTCGTTATTAATGAATTGAAGAGACTCAACTCCTTGTCCCCAAACAAAATGCTTTTTTGCTACCTGTGTTGGCATGATATAGGGGAATATTGAAATACAGTCAATCTCAAATATTTCTATATCTGAGTATGAATATACTCCCCACCAATCAGTATCTGTTGGAAGATCAATATTCTTTCTATCATAGTTTATGGTTATAACTTCTTCTCCATTGATAATCAATGAAGCGGTAATCTGATTAAAAACTAATTGCATAAGCATTGGTCTATACCATTGAGAAACTGAATAAGATCCAATCTCATCGCCAAGAACCAAGGATATAAATCCTTCTCTTACATAAACGCCATAATCATTTGATAGTGGTCCAAGAATTCTTCGTGACTCTAATGTGTTTGGCTTTATCTTCATCCACATTTCTAGAGAATAGTTCTTGTATCTTCCATCGGCATTGAGCATTCCTTTTCCAGGAAAAATAAATGATGGATTGCCAGACTGCGATGCAATAATTTTTGTTACAGAGTCTGTGCCAAATATTATTGGCAAGCCTTCATTTTGAGCAAGAAGAACATTGTCTTCTACAATATAGTATCCATTATCACTTAATACACCATACTGATCTGCCGATATACCTGTTAAAGGAGAGAGTCCACATGATACTGGCAAAGAAACAGTTTGCCTACCCAATGACTTTGAGCAAGTAACCTCTGACCATTGACCAACAGACATTCCATTTACTATAAAGTTGTAGTCTGCTGTTGTTGATCCACCAGTTTTTATATTTGCTCTAATAATCATTTCAACAGTATTTGAATCGTCTTGTGGAATAGTAAATGTAAAGTTAAAATTAATCCACTGCTTTATGCTTGGTGCTTCTATTTTCTTGACAACTTCTTTTTCTGCACCAAGGAAAGTGTCATAATATTTATATCCAATTTCGTACCAATTAACAAATAGTGAGTCTTGATATAAATAAAGATTTATACAAAATGTTCCCAGTTCTTGATTTAATGAATCTAGTTGAAAAAGACTTGGACTAGTTAGCGTGATGCTTGTATCTGATACTGGAACAGAGTTTGCATAAAACGATGAGTAAATATCGCTGTCAAATGGAGAATCTACTAATGGCAATGTTGGAGTATCATCTGCGGTACACCCAGTTTTTGTCCAGTTTGAAAATAGTCTTTGTGTATTTGTCATCAATGAGACATAATAAGCATCATCATCAAGATTCCAAATGGCTACTGGGTGTTCAGAGAAAGCCCTTGTTGCGTAATCATTAAGTGGTATAGCCATATTATCTCCTATCTAAGTATAGCAAAGCGGGGCAGGCTCAACCCTTACCCCGCTTGCTAGACCTATTTATGCAGTTTTTACAGATGAGGTGATATCTACAACTTCACATGCTCCTGCAACACAAGCGAGATCCTGTGTTCCAGTAGTTGTGTCTTCTAGTTCGTAAAGTGGTAGCGATTGCCAAGGAATGCTATTTGGCATCTTTGATAACGCAATTTCATACTCTTCTTTTGTTATTTCTTGATATGGTGCCTGCTTGTAGGAGTGCTCTGACAATGGTAGGAATGAAACGCCTCCAATAGAATCAAAGTTCTTGTATACCCAAGCACCAACTTCTAGCCATTCTTCTTCTGCAATGTTAATGGTTACAGATGGATTGTGCTCTGTCCAGAATTCACGGTATGCCTTCCACATTTCCAAATGATCAATAGCAGATAGATCCTTTGTTACGGTTGCTCCGTCTGGAGCCTTGATTGGGAAGTAGAAGACTGTTGTTGCATCTGGCTTCATTACATCTGGCTCATTGGGAATACCAAAGTCCTTAAGGAATAGAGTCAGGGGATCTTTGTTATCTGCTCTTACTGAACGAATGTAATATTCTGAATACCAAGGATGGATTCCACTTGATACCCCAGTCAACTGAGAAACAGTTCCAGATGGCTTTACCGTTGTTACGGCAGTGGACTGCTGAATACCAAGTTTTTCTGCCTCAACAACATTTGTCTCAACAGCAATTTGACGTAGATTAGTAAGAATCTGTGGTAGGGCAGAATGATTTGTGCCAGTAATAGGATTACCAAAGATTCCAGTAAGAGAAACACCAAGAAGCCTTTCCTCTTCACTGTTATCCTTCCAAATCTTTCTAATGTACTTAAAGTTTGTAAGTGTTGATTGCCATGTACCAAGAATGGATGCTAGACGAATCTTTTCTGCAAGAGTTTCTTCTGTATCCTGTGCATCAATAACTACCTCAGTTAGATTACAAAACTGATTGGCACGGAGAAGGATTTCGCCACAAGGATTAGTGCCTGCAACCTTGGAAGAGTCACGCCTTGCGAACTTGTCAATATGCTTTCTAACGGAATCCATGTTATAGATCCCACGCTCTCCTGACTTTGACTCATAGAGATTTCTCCATTCTCTGAGGAACTGTGCTGTATTTGGCTTCATGTTATATACCGCTGAATTATTGGCAAGAGCACGCTGTCCTTCTGTCTCCCACCATTGACCTGACTTAGCCTTAGCCATTTCAAAGTCATCAAGGTTTGAAAGAGAAATAAGAGCAGAACGACGAACACCACCAACAACAACTACTTCACCAATCTTACACATAATGTCGTGCGCCTCAATTGGCTTTAGTCTACGACCAGCAGCAATCTTAAACTGCTCAACTGTAAACTTAAATAGATCACTAAGTGGCTTAGGACCAGATGCACGACCACCAAAAGTCTTTAGTCTTGCTCCTGCTGGACGCACCTTTGACATATCCCAGTTTGGAATCTGTCCCATAACTAAAAGACCAATAAGTTCCTTATATGCTTTTGCCCATCCCAACTTACTATCCTCAACAATAACGGTGGTATTGGTTGGAAAGAATTCGTCTGCAATAATTGGCAATTGAGCAACATACTTTTGTTCTACTGAAAATCCTACGCCAGTTCCATTCATAAGAATATACATGGCCTCATCGAACGCTCTAAGGCTATCTACAGCAATGAAAGAACAGTTGTAGGCAGCAATGTTGTCTCTTTCTAATGCAGGCCCAGCGGTCATCATAGCACGCATAGAAGGCATAACCTTGTGATTAACGATTGCATCTTTTATCTGAGCAAACTTAATATCGTTCTCATCATATTCAAAATTATTGACAAGATGGTTTTTCATAAATGTCATATAACGATCTACAGTCTCTACCCACGTTTCCCTCCTACCCTTATCTTCTAACCAACGGGAATAACGACTAACGTGAATAAAGTTTCTATATGGATCTGAGATTGATCCATTCTCGTCAATAAATGACATATTAACACCTTCCATTTTGAATTGTAATAAGACTTTAGTATACCAGCGTTTAAAAAATTCTACAAGTGGTATTGTAAAAAAGTGTTGCAAATAAACAAGTATTTTATTAAATTAATTTGTAACAATTTTGTTACATGCCAGCAAATAGTAAAATATCTTGCAGACCAGTGGTTCCACCACCGCCACCGCCTGTACCAAGTGGACCAACTGTTGCTCCATTAACTTGAACATACATTCCAGCACTAGTTGTCCACACATCACCATCTGTTGGAGATGTTGGAGCAGATCCATGTGGCAGTCTAATAGATGCAATTGAAGTTGTTGGAGTTGCTGCTATAACTGTTCCTGTAAATGTTGCACCTGAAAGAGCAGCGTAAGAAGATAGATCAGAAGTTAGCGCAAGTGTTCCTGTAGTTGATGGTAGGGTAATTGTTGGTGTACCCGCTGCTGATGCAGCCTGCAAAGTTGCAGTGCCAGAACTTGATCCAGGAAAAGCAACACTTGATATTCCAGTCAAAGCAAGATTTGCACTTGACCTGTTAATGGCGACGGATGTTGTACCAATATACATGGTTTGATTGTTGAGTGCAACTGTTCCTGTTGTTGATGGCAAGGTAATTGTAGTTGAATCAGTACCAGCCAAGGTTATGCTGTTTTGAACAGCAAATGTTTTTGAATTAGTTAATGTAAAGGTTCCTGTGCTTGAGGTTATTGTCATACCCTCGTAAGTCTTTGAACTGAGTGCAGAAGGAATATCGCTATTTACTAATGTATCCCATGCTGGAACTGCACCATTTGTACCATCGCCAGTTTGACGAAGAAACTTCTTGGTTGTTGTAGTATTTGGAGAAAGCATTGTTGTTGTATCGGTATTTGATTGATAACCAATTGACCCAAGAAGTGTTGTTGAGTTTCCACCAACAAGATTTGTTGCCTTAGAAGATGTTCCACTTAATGTTGCTGTAATTGTTCCAGCAGAAAAGTTTCCAGATGCATCTCTAGCAACAATAGCAGATGCTGTGTTAGCGTCAGTTGCTGTTGTTGCTGAATTAGATACTTTGCCTGCTGTAGAAATGGTAGCAAGTTTTGTATCTACAATTGCTGCTGATGCATTGATATCTCCATTTACAATAGTTCCATCAGCAATCATTGTTGATGTTACCGTGCCAGTATCACCAGTTGTTACCA